TTAAATGTAAAAAATTATTTCTATGCCATCTCTTCCAATATAAATTACATCTATAAACTTTAATAAAGCTACTTTCTTTTGAGCAATGTCAAGATTGTAATATGTACTCCATATAGTTTTTATCTTATCATGTAATGTATTTATATTATTTTGCATTTGTTTTAATTGCATATTACTATAATCAAAAGTTAATTTTTCTTTTTTTGTTTCTAATTCTTCTTTTATAATTTTATATTCTTCTAATGAAAATACTTCAGCTAAATAAGCATCTTTGGCACGTTGTAGTTCTTTATCAATTCGTTTAATCTGTTCTTCGGTAGTATCTATTGTATTTGCACTATGTTTAGTTACTATTCTAAAATCTTGTAGATAATGTTTGTTATCAACAATTTGTGAAATAACATCTTCAATATCTTGTTCTAACTTGTACGTATGAAAATGTTTGGTAAATGTACATTGATTACGGTACATAGACGCTCTGGCACATAAATATGAAGGATATTCACCAGGTCTACCTTTATTTGTTAATCTCGCTCTTGCTGCACCATCACATTCACGGCAACGAAGAATTCCTAATAATAAATAGTCGTTATAATTAGAACCATGATAAGTGTATTTTTTCTTTCTATCTCTCATTCTATTTTGAACAAATTCAAATAAATCTTCATCAATCAACTTTGGAAAATCTGCATTGTATAATTGACCGTCCCATAGGTTTTTACCGATATATTTGTAGTTTTTAAGCATTTGACATACTTGAAATGACTGCCAACCACCAATAATACCTGAATAAGTTGGTATTTTAGAATCGTTAAGATAACGAGCGATTTTTAAATGCCCCCAACCATTTATATATCTATTAAATACATCTCTAACAACTTTTGCTTGTTCTTGGTTTACCTTTACTTGTCCATTTTCAATATAATAACCATAGGGCATTTGTCCCATATATTTTCCTTTTAATGCACGTTCACTCATACCTTTTTTAACTTCTTTAGATAAATTCTTAACATAGTATTCTGCAAGTAATTCCATTAATCCTTCTTGAAAAAAACCTATAGGACTATCTTCTACAGGCTCGGTAATACTAATTACATTTACACCGGCTTTTTTTAGCTCTGTTTTTATTTTTCGGCTTAATTCAATTTTCCTTGCGAATCTATCGAATTTATGTACAAGAATAACAGAAAAATGACCACCTTTTGCATCTTTAATCATTTTTTGAAATGCGGGGCGGTCTTCTTTTTGTCCAGATATTCCTTCATCTACATACTCATTATATATTTGTATATTGTTTTTTTGGCAATACTCTTTAATCAATCTTATTTGAGCAGGAATAGAATTTTCTCTATTTGCTTGTTCTTCAGTTGATACTCTTGCATAGATAGCAGCAAAAATCATTTAAACACCTTCTATTCTTTATTAGTTTTATATTGCTGTTCTAATTCTTTTTGTCTTCTTTCTATTAGCATATCAGTATATTCTTTGATTTTTTCTCTATCTTTTTCTGATAAGTCTTTGGCAAGTATCATTTTTTCTAATAATTCTGGATCTGTTTTTATAACTTCGTTAACTATTTTAGTGGTAGATGGGCTAAGTGTTTCTTCATTAGTCCTATTTAATATATAATCAATAGTAACACCATATAAGTCTGATAGTTTTTCTAAATACTCTTGTGTTAATGTCTTCTTACCCTTTTCTAATAAATAATAAAATTGTGGTGATATATTTAAATATTCTGCTACTTCAATTCCAGTCATGTTTCTTTGTTTTCTAAGCTTTAATAAGTTGTTTATAGGTAATCACTCCTTTCTGTTTTATTCTATTAGTTTAAATTTTACCATTAGTTTTTAAATTATACAATATTCCAATAGAATTATAAATTTTAAAAATTATTAAACTAATAGAATTAAAAAGGAATTTAAAGTAAGATAAAGATAATCTGTCTTATTTGAATCAAATGGTTTATTTTGGTACTTGATATTATTCAACTATTAGTTTAATATTACAGTGTAAGAAAAACCAAGGGGGGTTGAAAAACTGAAAGAGTTAATATCGGTCATAATCGGTTATGAAAAGAAGGCAAGAGCGAGTCCAAGTTAAATAAATTTTAAAAGTGAGGCGTTTATTATGAATGAAAAGTGGTTTTTATGCCCAATATGCGGTTTAAAATTAGCAAAAACGACGGAAAACGCAGCTGGTGTTAAAATATGGTGCAGATACCACAGAGGGGAGGTAGATATAAAACATCAGACTGATTTAGAACAGCAGGAGATAATCAATAGAACAAAACGTAAACATAATATCGCATAAAAGAGCCAGAGCCAGAGCCAGAGAGCCAGAGCCAGAGCCGAGCAACCGGTGACTATCTAATTAGTAATTAGTCACATGTGTTGGTCGGCTTTTGTTATTTTACAATGGAGGTGAAACAACGTGGTAAATGAAGACAAAAACATATCAAATATCAATTCAGTTGTAATTCAACGCATGCAAGAACTTAATATGAACAAAACTCAACTGGCACAAGCTACAGGCTATACACCACAATATATAACGAATCTAATAAATGGCAACAAACGATGGAATGAAGATGTTATGCTAAAAGTTTTTGAAGTGCTTGGAATAGATATTGAATTTAAAATGTCAAAAAAGCGGAGGAATAAAACATGAGTGGTGCCAAAATAGATGATACTAAAATGAGTGAACCTAAAGTTTTTTATGGCAAGCATACAGGACTTAAAATTATATGTAGAGTAAAAAATGGCACATGGGACGAATTTTACGAATCTTTAAAAAAGAAGTTTGCTGTCATTGATTTAGACGTTTTTTCAAGTTTGCTTGATAGTACAGAAAGTAATCAAGTTAAAGAAGGGGCATAATTGAGAGACTAAAGAAAGAAATTGAAAGCATTTCAGCATAAAACACAAAAGACAGCCCGACAAATAGTCAAATAAAAAATGAATTAGATGTCAAGAAGGTGGTGATATTGATGATTAAGTGGCTAGAGGATAGGTGCAGAGAAAGTAATGCGTTTGCATGGGGAGTAACAGCAATTGGCATAGGGTTAATGATTATCATAGCTTTGTTTTAAGAATGAGGGGGTGACAGCGTGAAGCGAATATTAAGAAGTATTATAAATTCCATAGCAATTCTATCAACATGTACGGTACTTGTTCTAGTATGTTTCACAATTCCAGATTTAAAAAGCAGGGAAATGACGTTGCGAGAGGCTTATGATGCATTACATTCAAGAGTGCAAAGTTTATCAGCACAGAATGAAGCATTAGAGCAAGAGAACATGAAATTGATTGCAGAAAACGAAGAAGTAAAAAACATTATTGATTATTACAACAATCAATATGCACCGTATCATGGAATATTCGGAATTAAGGAATATACAAAGTAAGTGGGGTGAAACAAAGTGGCGATAGGTAAACCGCCTGTTGAAGATAGAATTATACACGAAGGCAAGGAATATGTCAGCTATAAAATAGCATGTAAAGTATTACTATGCAGTAAAGGAATGCTAACAAACTTTGTACAGGAAGGAATGCCAAGGAAGAAAATCGGGAACGCATATTACTATTGTTTAGAAGATTGCCACAAATGGTTTAGAGGGGAGGCAGTACATGGGTGAATTTTTAAAGTTTTTGGGTGACTTATTAATTTGGTTTATATTTTTCTGTTCCGGATTGATTACCGGAATAACAATCATGTACATAATGTACAAAAAGCCAACTAAAGACAATGGTAAATACATAGACACTTTTAAATTCGATAAAAAGGCATAAAAAAAGCACTTTTAAAAGTGCAAATATAAAAAACATATTTTCAAGTACAGTATAAAACAAAGGGGCGAAATTGTCAATGCAATTAAATAATGCAGATGTATCTTTATATGATACAGACAGTATTGAATTCAAATACAATCCACTCAAACAGACTGGCACTATCACAATCATAGACAAATTTTATTCTAAAATTTCAGTTGATATAAACGGAGAACAAGCAGAAAAGCTTTACAACGCATTAGATGAACAACTGCATGATGAAACAGCTAAACAGATGGAAAGTAGGCTTTTATCTGATGTGGTAAAAGCGGAAGCTGAACGTGACCAGTACAGGGAACAGTATTTGAATCTTTATGAACAACTTAAAGAATTAAGGGGGTATGTGTAAATGCAAATTAGATTAGTAAGCTTAAAGCTTAAGAATTTTAAAGGGATAAGAGATTTTACATTAAAAGTTGACGGAAAGAATGCCAATGTTTACGGAGATAATGGAGCCGGAAAAACAACAATATTTGATGCTTTCATGTGGCTGTTATTTGATAAGGACAGTCAAAATCGTAAGGATTTTGGTATTAAGACTTATAACAACAATGGTAACGTAATTCATGGGTTAGAGCATGAAGTCGAGGCTGTTCTGTCGATTGATAATAAGCCTATAACATTAAGAAAGGTTTATAAAGAGAAATGGACAAAACGTAAGGGTGAAGCTGAAAGGACCATGACAGGCCACGAAACTGTATTTTTTATTGACGAAGTTCCAAAGTCAAAAAGTGAATATACGGAGAAAATTGGAAGTATTATCAGCGAGGATATATTCAAACTTATTACCAATGTTCTATACTTCAATACAGTTATGAAGTGGCAAGACAGAAGGACATTACTGCTTGAGGTATTAGGAGATATACCGGACAGTGAAGTATTTAATTCGGATGAAGAATTACAAAAATTACAGGCTATTGTTGGTGACAAGTCAATTGATGATTTTAAGAAAATGATAGCTGCGCAACATGCGAGATTGAACAAAGAGATAAAAGAAATACCGGCTAGGATTGATGAAGTTTATAGGAATATGCCGGAATTGGATGGCAGCATAGATTATGCAGCACTTGAAGCAGAGAAATCAACATTGGATTCACAGTTGAATGACATTGAAATAAAGATGACACAGGCGACAAATGCGGCCAATGAGTTCAGAAAAAAACAAAGTGAAGTATTTGCAAAGAAGAATCAGATTGAATCACTCAAAAGAGAAATTGAGAAAGCTGCTTATAGTGAAGTTGAAAAGCTGAAAGCAAGAAAGCGTGAGTTGTTATACGAAAAAGAAGATACAGAATCAATGATAAAGCGAAATAATGAGGTTATTGCAAGGAACAAAGATAATATCATTAACTGGGAGCAGGAAATTAAAAAGTTGGTAGAACAATGGAATACTGAAAAAGCAAAGCAATTTGTTGCCCCTGATGATAGCAATTTCATTTGCCCGGTTTGTAAACAGAACCTTCCAGAAGACCAAAAAGAAAGTCAAATTGAAAAACTGAAAAAGAATTTTGAAGACAATAAAACTGTAATACTTAGTACTATATCAGTTAATGGCAAATCTCTTAAAAAATCGATTGATGATGCCAAAGAAGATATAAAATCCAGAGAAACCAAAAACGCTGAATTAAGTGATATTCTTTCAACAATAAACGACAAACTCAAAGAAGTTGAAGAAAAGCTTAATATTCCGGTACAGGAAGTTAACTTTGATGATAACGAACAGTACACAGCTTTAAAGAATGAAATTGCGGCAATGAAAAACGAATTATCTAATGCAAGTAGTATTGATACGGAATCACTCATACTTGAAAAGCAACGCATAAACAGCAGAATAAATGATATTAATGCTACTCTTAATAATCGTGAAGTTATTGAAAAATCAAAGGCCAGAATTGAAGAATTGAAGCAGGAAGAAAAGAACTTGTCGCAACAGATTTTAAATATTGAAAAGCAGCAATTCTTATGTGACAAATTCACCAAAGCAAAGGTTAATATGCTTGAAGATAGAATTAATCAAAAGTTTAAGTTTGTACGGTTTAAGATGTTTGATACACAAGTCAACGGTTCCATAGTTGATTGCTGTGAAGCATTAATCAACGGTGTACCGTTCAGTGATGCTAATAATGCTGCAAAGATTAATGCAGGGTTGGATATTATTAATACATTGACAAAGCATTATGACATATTTGCTCCGATATTTATCGACAACAAAGAAAGCATTAACGAGTTAATTGATACCGATAGCCAAGTTATTGGCTTAATAGTTAGCAAAGATAAAACATTAAGAGTGGAGGTTGAGGAATAATGGCAAATAATAATTTAGCAGTTGTAAAAAAAGAGACTATTGATATAGTCGAACAAAAAATCAAACAATTCCAAAATAATGGGGAACTTTTCTTCCCTGAAAATTACGTTCCTGAAAACGCTTTAAAATCTGCATGGCTTATGATTCAGGAAACAACTGATATGAACAAGAAACCTGTGCTTGAAGTATGTACGCAAGCAAGCATAGCAAATGCACTTTTGAGCATGGTAATTCAAGGTTTGAATCCAGATAAGAAACAGTGCTATTTCATAGCATACGGCAAGAAACTTGTTTGCATGAGGTCTTATTTCGGATCCATGCATGTAGCAAAAATGGTTGATCCTAATATTGTTGATATATATGCAAAAACGGTGTATGAAGATGACGAGTTTGAATATGAAATTAGGCACGGAAAAGAGGTTGTAACGTTACATAAGCAAAAGTTAGGAAATATCAATAAAGATAAAATTATCGGTGCCTATGCAACTATTCTTTACAAGGATGGTAAAGAGTTATCTACTATCTTGACTTTAGACCAAATTAAACAGGCATGGAAGCAGTCGCAAATGAGACCAGTTGATGATAAAGGCAATATCAAAGCTGGTAGTACACATGATAAATTCACTGCTGATATGTGTGAAAAGACGGCAATTAATAAGGTTTGCAAGTACGTTATTAATTCCTCTGATGATAAGAGTATTGTTGCTAAATTTGCTAAACAAATGGACGAGGAATTGAAAGAAGCAGAAGTTGAAGCTGAAATTGAGGAAAATGCAAACAAAGAACTGATAGACATTGAAAATGCTGCTGATGTGGAATATGAGGAAGTTCATGAGGAACCACAACAGGAACAAAAAGATGAACCACAAAAGATAGTTAAAACTCAAAAATATCAACAATCAGAGAATACTCCGGAAAATGATGATGACGGACAGATTAACATGACGGATGCTAAACCGCCGTGGGAGAATGAGCAATGAAGTTGAAAGTATTTGCAAGTGGTAGCGCCGGAAATTGCTATCTTCTTGAATCGGATAACTGTAAATTGTTGATTGAATGCGGTATACAGTTTAGGCGATTAAAGCAAGCGATGAATTTTGATTTTAGTGGTGTGTGTGGGTGCTTAGTCACTCATGCTCACCAAGACCACTGCAAAGCGATACATGACGTTATGAGCGCCGGAATTGACGTATACGCTAGTAAAGGAACAAAAGAGGCATTAGGTATTAACCACTATAGATACAACGTTATAGAACCAAAAAAACAGTTTACAGTAGGCGATTTTATTATATTACCATTTGATACTCAACATGATTGTGAAGGTAGTTTGGGATTTTTAATACAGTATAAGCCTACAGGCGAAAAACTTTTATTTGCAACTGATACTTATTATCTTAAATACCGGTTCAAAGGACTTAACTATATCATGATTGAATGCAACTTTGATGATGATACCGTACGACATAATGTTGATAGTGGATTAGTACATAGTGCTATGAAAAATAGGTTGATAGAATCACATTTTAGTCTTAAACATGTTAAAGAATTCTTAAATGCAAATGATTTATCTACCGTCAGGAAGATTATATTAATTCATTTATCAGATAGCAATTCAGATGCAATGAAGATAGCAAATGAAATACAAAGTATGACCGGAATTGATACGGTTATTGCAGATGTCGGCATGGAAATTGAATTGGACTGGTGTCCGTTTTAAATGATTGGAGGTTGATTAAATGTTAAACAAAGTAATCCTAATGGGACGCATGACTGCCGAGCCTGAATTACGATATACGACAAGTAATACGCCTGTGTGCAGTTTTACATTAGCAGTTGAAAGAGATTACAAAGATTCAGAAGGAAACAGACAAGCGGATTTTATAAATTGTCAAGCATGGAGAAACACAGCAGAATTTGTATGCAAATATTTTACAAAAGGTCAGCCAATTGTAGTTGTCGGTAAAATTCAAACAAGAACATGGGAAGACCAAGAAGGTAAAAAGCACTATGCTACAGAGGTTGTTGTAGATAATGTGTATTTTGCAGGAAGTAGTAAAAAGAATGAGCAGAGTACAGAGCAATCTGATATTCCAGAAGGATTTATTCCAGTAGATGACTCTGAATTACCATTTTAATGACCACGATATTTTGGGGCAATTTGCCCCAAATATCGTGAATCATGCAGCGTTAACAATTGTGTATACATAATTGCACAAATTCGCAAAGGGGTGAGGTTGAATGTGCAAGGCTATATAAAACTTCATAGAGCAATCATAAAAAGTGATATTTACCAAATGCCACCGTTATATCTTAGGGTATTTGAAAGACTATTACTTGAAGCGAACCACAAAGACACGTATATACCATATAGGTATCCAGGAACAAAAACAGTAGGTAAAAAGCTTATAAAACGTGGCGAAAGACTTACATCTATAAGAGATATAGCCGAATGGGTTGGATGGTATGAAAGAGGAAAATTTAAAGTGCCGAACCCCAAAACTATATCAAGTATTTTAAATTGGCTTGTTGAAAACAATATGTTGGAAATATACGATTTAGGTAACAGAAAGGAAACACATTACAGCATAGTAAATTACAGTGTTTATCAAGATTGTAATGATGATAAAAGTAACAGCCAGGTAACAGAAAAGAAACAGTCAACGGATACAAACAATAATGATAATAATGATAATAATGATAATAATATATATGATGATGATATATATAGGGAAGTCAACATAAAATTACAGCAAGCATATTTTAATACATTCAAAGTTTTACCATCTATTACACAACTCGATATATTGACATTTTTCTTAAAAAAGTCAGACCAAATTCCAGAACCACTTGATATTGATACTGTAATTTATGCGCTTGAACGTACTGCGGTATGGAATGGATCAAATGTAGCTTATACAGAAAAGATTTTATGGACTTGGTATGAAAAAGGAGTGCGAACAAAAGAACAAGCTGAAATGCTTGTTAAAGAACGTGAAATACAGATAGCAGAGAAAAGAAAACAACAACAGCAACATCAACCTAAGAAACAATATAAATCAAAATACGAACGTGATATGGATTCATTAAAAAGAGCATATGACAAAGCAATACAAGATGAGAAAGGGGGCAATGAATTTGACATCTTCTGAAATAGTTAAACTCTTTGCAGCTATTAAAATGGCATACGAATCATTTACAGTTGGTGAAACGGATGAAAACGGTGTAAATATGAAAGTTGAAATGTGGGCCAAAGCTCTTGAAGATATTGATTACAAACTAGCAGGGAAAGCGCTTCAAAAGCACATACTGATTTCAAAATATCCTCCAACAATAGCAGATATAAGGGAAAATGCTCTTACTATTATTCAAGGCGAACAGATTACAGGTGCAGAAGCATGGGACATATTTACAAGGTATATCAATCTCTATAGTACAGCAGAAGATTATCAGAGGCTTAAGAATGATTATCCTGACATATATAACCTAGTTAAACAACTTGGCAGCAAAGAGTTATTAATCGGAAACGTATCGTTTATTAGACCGGAATTTGAAAGAATGTATGCGGAAAATAGAGAGGTATTAAAGACACAAGCAATGTTACCGGAATCTTTTAAACGTGACGTACAGAGATTAAGAGAAGGTATGTACCAACAGATGCTTGAAAGTGGTGATGAGTATTGAGAGTGATAACAGAAGCAGATTTTAAGAAAGCTAAAACTATAGAAGAGAAAAAGAATCTTTTAACGATGATTGCTACCAAGAAAGCAGTATGGAAAGAAACAATAGAGCTGCAACAAGTTAATGAACCGCATCCATTCCAAGATGATTTAGACCAATTTTAAAATATAGGGGGTGAAATTTTGAAAGATGTAAATGAGTTAATATCTAACAATTATGGCTTAGTAGGAAACGTAATTAAAAGATATTTCGGCTATGTGTTGAATACTCCTGAATTTGATGATTATTACCAAAGTGGATGTATAGGACTTGTAAAAGCTGAAAGAAAATTTGACCATAATTATGGGACTAAATTTTCAACTTATGCGACAACTACGATAATAGGCGAAATAAAGCGTTATATACGTGATTATTCAAATAATCTGATATATGTACCTCGTACCGATAAAGAATTGTATTCAAGTTATAGAGCATTAATTAAACATGGTTACACGTTTGATGAAATATGTGAAAAATTAAAAGTAGATCAGGATCATCTTACAGAGGTTGTTAATGTATTAAGTGGCTATATATCATTCAATACAACAACTTATTCAGGTAAAGATGGAAGTGAAATTGAACTAGGCGACATTCTTAGTGACAAAGATATAGAGACAGACTTTACGAGTAAAAGTGAAATTTCTGAAAAACTCAAAGCATTAAACAAAATATTGACAGTACAAGAACGGAAGATATTAAAATTACGTAGTCAAGGCAAAACGCAAAAACAAATTGGTGATTTAGTAGGATCTACACAGGTTTACGTTGGTCGGAAGTTAAAGAGAATTAAAGAACTATATAACGAAATTAGTTATCTGTATGAAAACAATAAAAAGTTGTCAATCAACAGAAAATGGCATAGGAAAAGAGTTGCTATATGATATGACATTCAATGAAATTAAGGAAAAAGCAAAGGAAATTGTTTACGGATTATACGGCCATAAAAAGAACGGTGTATATGTCATTGCACCTATGGACCCGGAAGAATGGCGGCAAAAATATTTCAACCCATTTGGTGCTGGATTGAATGAAAAAGAAGCAATACTCTTGAACGATATAGCAGAGTTATTTGTTGAATTTAAACAAGGGAAGCATACGCCGGAAGAAGTTAACAACTGTTTATTAGTGTATAAGGGTTGGTTTGAAGATTGTTAAAGGACGGTGATGTTAATGAATGCCGGAAAAAGTTTTGAAGAAGATTTTAAAAGGAGTACACCGAAAGGAATATTCTTCTATCGGTTACGTGACGGAACAGCAAATTTTAGCGGTGGAAGAAACGAAAATGTAAGATTCCAGCAAAGCAATATGTGTGATTGCATTCTCTTTGATAACAGAACATCAGACAGGAAATTGCTTTTGTTAGAACTTAAAAGTCATAAAGGAAAGTCAATACCGTTTAACTGTATCCGGCAGAATCAGCTTATAGAATTATGCAAAGCAAATATGTTCAAAGGTGTATATCCTGGTATAGTGTTCAACTTCCGTGACGTAGCAGAAACATATTTTGTAATGATTGATAGAGTTGAACAATACATAGCAACAACAGAACGGAAGTCAATTCCTTTAGATTGGATTAGAGAAAACGGAATACATATACCACAGCAGATTAAAAAAGTCCGGTACAAATACGATATTGAAACATTCCTTAAAAGATTGGAGAGTGTTGAACATGAATAAATACGGTGCATTATGTGTTGGGTTTTTAGTAATCGTTATACTGATGTTAATTTGTGCATTATGGCTTGATAGGGGTGAGATTGATGTTAGCAAGAATGAAAATCGAGATAGGTAAGCGATTTATAACTGAAGTATGCGAAGGAATACCTGTTGCGAGTCCGGTAACAACATACAAGCTTAGTCCGGAAGAAATACAAGAGCGATACGGACACATCAAAGGAACAGGTAAGAAACCGTTCGTATTTGTAGCAGATGGGAAAAGGAACCGGAAACACGGAAGATATGCACAAACATAAAGGAGGGTAGCAAGTGATTAAGTATAGGGGAATATACAGAGTATCATCAGAAATTGACAGTAAAGGACATATATGCGAAGGTTCATTTATACCATGCAAGATTGGAAAAAGGTCACAGATATACAGATACAATGATGCAAAGTTGCGAGTTTGGATTGAAAGTAATACAAAGAGCGGAAACACATCAGTTTGTAAAAGACTTATCAATAATTATCCTCACATATTTACAGTAGTGGTACAAGGCGATACTGAAACAATATTAGAATTCAACGAATTGGACATTGAACAGGCAGCTAAAATTTTAAAGGTACGTGTCAGAGGTAAAAAAATAAGCCCACGCTCAAAAAAGAATTTAGCTTTTAATTAAAAACATGGACTTTTGTTAAGGTTTAAAGGGTAATTTTTAAATTTTACGGTGTGGGTAATATAATAAGTCTACCGCAAATAAAAAATCAATTTTAGGTGGTTTGTATGATAGTTTTTAAATATGCAACACAAGTGAGAATATTTTTCGATAACGGTAAGCAAAAGGTGTTGGAACATATCAAGACGCAAGAACAAAATGGGAATATGGTTGTATACGAAGATTACAACGGTAAACAATACTTAATAATGTTGGAAAAGGTGAACATGATTGAAATGGAATGTGAGAGTTAAGAAATATGGGATTAGCGTAAGTGAGGTGATTTGATAATGTTTTTAAAAATTAGAATAGCAATAGCTTTTATTGCTGTAGGAGCTTGTTTATGTGCGACTTTAAAACTTTGGATTGAAAAAAGTATTTTTGGTGCAATAGTTTTTACGACAGGTACAATAATAAGTCTTTTGATAGGTATTATTGCATTACAAGAAACAAAACAATAACGAAGGAGGGATAACATGAGAGAAATTAAATTCAAGGCATGGGATAAAGAGAAAAAGCACATGGTTGACAATGTAGTTTTCTTAGATTTTAAAGCAAAGCAAATAGGTTGCCATAGAACTGGATACGGTAGTTATTGCCAGCCATTTGAAAACGTAGAATTGTTGCAATACACCGGATTAAAGGACTCAAAAAGAACGAAAGAATATCCAGAAGGACAAGAAATTTATGAAGGAGATATCGTTGAATGTGTATATGATGGAAATATGAATGTATATGTTGTTGTTTATGACTTAGAAGAACTTAATTTTAAAGCGACAAACGGAAAAGAAAACGGCCATGAGGAATTAGATGTGGTATTGGCATAAATTAAGCAAATCAATAGATTTTTAAGAAAATTGTGGTATTTGAAGAAAGGAGAGTATTTTATGTTAGGAAAAATCAAGGAAATCACTGAAGGATTCAACTACAAAATACAGCCTGTGGCTAAAATGGAGGGTAAAGGTGGTAGGCTGGGAATGGTTCAAATGCTAAACATTCTTGGCGGTTATGCAGATATGGATGGTTATAAAGTAGAGACAGATAAACATGTAATCTATGTGTTAATTGATAACGGACAATCTTGCTGTGAATCATGGGGATACTTCGCAAGCGAAGATGACTTAAATCAATTCATCGGAGCAGAATTAAGGGAAATTAACTTAACTGATACTGCTTTAAACAAAGAAAAGGTTGAAAAATCAGGTTACTATGATGGCGACAGCGGAGGCATTCAGTTTGTTGATTTTGTTACTGACAATGGGGTATTCCAATTAGCCGTTTACAACGCACATAATGGTTATTACGGTCATGGAATTTTGGTTGCTAAAGATAATGATATCATTTTGAACGAAACTCTTTAAGCGGCATTAATGGTAAACCCTATGTCTATAGGTGGGATTATACCACAACTAAATCCACATGCAAAGTAATGAAAGGAGTGGTTGGATGAATGAAAAAACCACAGGTAAATCCACATACCCAAAATTTCCTTGTGAGTATGATAATGAGCAATGTATTTGTAATAACTGTAGAACTATTGGCGGTAACCTTTCAGCATGTGCTATCTGTGATGAGTGTCGAGGGGAAAGGACAATGAAAGCTTGTTCAGGATATTATCCAAAATGAGGGGTGAGAATGTGCGGAAAAGATTTAAGTATTTGATTAGTTATGAATATATAGAAAGAGATAATTCTCTTGTGATAGGAGATGCAAATGTTACTTTACAAAAGCCTATAAGGACGTTTAAGCAATTAGATGAAATACGTGAAGAATTAATGAAAAAATGTGGTGCAAGGTTGTTAAGCATAAGGAATTGTCTGCAAGTGAATAAATGAGATTTATGCGAAGAAGGTTCATGTAGCTTAAGGAATGAATATGGCTATCCAATTACATCATTCCAAATATTATCAGGAAAATGGTACATAGAAGATTAGTCAAGAAATGTACGGTTAGCGAAGGAAGTGTAAAAAGTGAAACAAATCGTTAAATACAAATGTGACTTTTGCAAACGGTCATATATAAGCAAATATAAAGCAAGAGAGCATGAAAGCAAATGTTTCTTCAATCCTGTTGTAAAGTCATGTGTTACATGTAAGCATAAAGATACAAAGGCAATCTACGATAATACAGGACTATATATAGATGCTAAAGGTTGGTGTTTTAAAACGGAGCAGGAAATATTCCGTAAAGGACATGTGATTAAAGATTGTGCAGGATGGGAACGTGAGGAAGATGATGATGTGTTAAATTAAAGCTTTGGGCGGCAGCGTGGCGAGATGACATGCATACTGTTTATGACGGGTAGGTCGTAACCGTTATAATCCAACGACCAGCGGGGGCAGGACCCGTCCGCCCAACAAAGTTTACAACAGGCTACCACAAAAATAAAAAATAAATAAAAAGGAGTGTGGTTAAAAGCCCCAATTACCACATTATGTATTCGGTAGCCTGTTCTTTTTAGCAAGTTGTAGGCAAGTTACAGGCAAGTTAAATACAATGTTTAGTAGTTTAGCGAAAGGGGATGAGTGGATGAATCATATATTAACAGTATTGGTAATAATAGGTGTAATCACAGTGTCAGTCGGTATATTAAGATTTTTGTTTGAGTTTCCACATTGGGCTGATAGTAAATTTTACGGAAAACGTTGGTATATGATTTTAAAAAAATTTTTAAATTGGATTTTTAATTTGTTGATGTGGATATTTTTAATATTATGTGTATTGCTATTTATAATTAAAGTTTACATTGATATCTATATGTTGATAACAAAATAAGGTTTTAACGGAGGTTATTATTATGAATGAAATGGATGCTTTAAAACAAATGTTGATTAAGGAATTAAGAGAATATCTTGATAAAACAGAAAAAGATAATACTACATATTGTGAATTATTAATGGAAATACCTGAAATATTAAAAACTTTTAACTGTGAAGAAGGTTAATGAGGATAAGTAACTACGCTAAAGCTAGATTTTTTGAAAGGAGATAGGTTTATGAAAAGAGAGTTTATGGAATAGCAAAAGTATCTGTATGGGTTGAGGTTGATGTCGAAGGAAACGCTGGTACTGATGATATTATACAAGCAGCATATGATGAACTAGGTTCGTTAACAATGTATTGCGGAAATGGCGGCATAGACAAACTATGCGGTGTGTATGGCGAAAACGCTGGGTTAGATGGTGATAATGAAATTGAATGGGCTCCGAATGGAGAAGAAGATATTCAAGATGTTTAAGGTGAGCCGGTCTCACAAAGGAGGGGTAAACAGTGGATAATAGAGAAGAATTACATAAAGCAATAAAATCAAACTGTCCTATATGTGGACATTTGAATGATGAATTAATAAAAGAAAACGCACAATTAAAGGCTGATTTAGCAAAGTTGCAATTGGAGAATGAACAAACCAATCATGCGTGGGAATCATGGATGAATAAGGCTGTAGAATTGCAGAGAAAAAATAATCAGTTGCGGCATGAAAAGGTTGAATTGGTGGAATTAATTACGACTTGCATAAAGGAGTATGAATACACTAAGAATAATCATCCATGTGAATATCATGCAGATCAATTCAAAGAGATATTAGAAACATTGTGGAATTGCATGTTATCAAGAGGGTATGAGATTAACATTAACAAAGCATAAATTTTGCGGAGGTGTGAACGGTGAGTAATGTACATGGTAAAGTTAAAATAGAGTGGCTTGATACTATATTCAAAATGCATGAAAGCATTGAAAAATTAGTAGATGAAATTGCAGAAGAATATTCCGTTTCAAAGGCTACTGCTGCAAACATGTTATTCGATTGGCATGCTGTTATGATTAAGAAAAAGATGAAAGAAAGTGAGGGAGCAGAATGAAATCTATTTTAAATGAATGGAGGGTAGAACATTGGAAATGTATGAGATTATTTTAAAGAGTAGTATACAGGAAATAAAGTTTGATGCAACAGGTTTTAATGCTTTAATAATTAAAAGAGCATTTTCTAAACAAAAAATATTTGAATATTCAACAGATAAAAAGACAATGATAATTAATCCAAAGTTTTTTGAAAGTTTAGAAATAATAAAAAAATGAAAAGCTAAGAATGCTTTTCATTTAAAACACAAGCTTTAATAAATTGATTGCCAAATGGCGTTAGTTTGACTAGACCTTTTTTTAAGTCAGGTTTCCAGTTTCTACTTTGAATATACGGGTAAACAACTTTGATGGTGGTTTACAGAAATAAGCGTAAAAAATTATACAGCATTTCAAACAACTTTCGTGGTGGTTAGGAGGTTGAAGAATGATTAAGAAAATAGAAAAAACCATTAAAATATGCGACATTTGCAAAAAAGAAGTACCGCATTTTGCAATACCAGAGAAAGACGGTGCAGCAATACCCCAGATAAGAATATCTAAATATCAGGCACCTGACGAAATGCTAGATGTATGTCAGGACTGTTCAAACGAATTATTAGCAACATTTGCATTGCTGTGTTTAAAGGCGGTGAGTGAGGATGATTAATTGTGAATATTATGTTCCTGCGTGGGAAGGAAGCAAAACTTCAGGAAAACAACCAGATTTTTGCCTGAAATACAAAGTGCCTTTAAACGGGTATTGTATCAAGAACTGCGAAGTTCAAACCAAACTGGTGAGTGAGGGGAAGGATAATGAAAGAAAGCCAGTATAGGTTCCGAGTATGGGATGACTTCTGGAAGGAAATGCATTACTTTGATTTTTGCACGAATATTGAAGTGCGAAATGGTTGCTTGTGGGTTGTTCACAGTGAAGGGGCAATATGCTTAGATTAGGTAATGTATGGCAAAACCCAGAATTGCTAGAAGGAGTGAATTAGATGCAACCAATAAAAGATAGAGATATCGTTCATGTAATTTTGTTAGAAGATGGTTCTTTTTGGGTGTCTGGAGGATTTAGCGGGAATAGAGATGGGATTATGTCCACACTTAATTTAAGTTCAGCCACTTTTCTATTGTTTGAAGATGCTTGTTATAAAGCCAACAAGTTAAATGAAAATGGAAAACGTTGTGACGTTATCCCTGTCCTGTTAATGGTTGATGATTGACTATAGATAACAAAAGAAAATTTCATTTGAAACCCACTAAAATCAACCCTTATCGTCTCAAAAAGTAATAAAGAAATTGAGGGTAATAAAGAAGGAAAGCGAGGTCAAACACGATGCCTAAAGCGATATTGGAGTTGGAGATGCCGGAGAATTGTAAAAAATGTGCGCTAAGCACTATAACTTGTGATTGTGTACCACTGTCATATAGATATTTGCGAGAGCAAGGAAGGTATGCAAAGATACCTAATAAAGGCAGACGGCCAGACTGCCCGCTGAAGCTGGTGGAGGGGAATGAGGGTTGAGCCATGAAAAGACCACCTAAAGATTGTTTTAATTGCAGATATGATATCACTACATGTGATTGGAGACACTTAGACAAAAGGCAAATTAGGAAGTTAACCAGAACTGCTACTGATGGGTATTGGAGTAGATACTACTGTAAAAATCATAAGTATTCAAAGCACATAAAAAGCGGCGTTACTTTTTGTTTGTAGGATAAGGAGGATGAATAACGTGAGTGCAATAAGCGGATTTTGTGAGAAGTGTAATGGTTTCAGAAAAAGATATTGTGACGGAGATAGAAATACCTGTATGTCTATACTATTTGACACCATCGAATCCTTGCAGCAGGAGAATGAGCAGCTCCGGGCAAAACTTGGCGATTGGAAATATGAGGTACAATGCCACATGGACGAGGTAACGGCGAGGGACAAGGAAAATGAGCAACTCCGGGCGCAGGTGGCGAGGATGAAGGAAGCGTTGGAATTATGTTCATGGTACGGGAGCGAAGGTTTGTGCATTGATGAAAAGTTAGCAAGAAAGATTATGAAAGCACTCAGACCCGACTCAGGCACAGACTACCACAACCCTACAAAAAATGAGATGATTGAAATTAATGAACAAACCACTACGAAAGTGAAATACCCAAAAATACTTGACATCTATTCGTGAATCATCATTTTAGCGAAAGGGGGATTGTTTTAAGTGGACACAAAAGATTTAACAACGTCAGGCGAATTAAATATAGATATGTCTAAAGTTGAACTTTCGGAAGATGTTTTAAATTCAATATATGGAAAATCTAACAATCAAGATGAACTATGCAATTTAACAATAGAAGGTTATGCTTCAAGACTTGTTCAAGCAAGGAAACATAAAAAGAAAAGAATCAATAAAAAATGGTTAAAGATATATGGTTATAAAGAAGTATTTGACATACCTACTAAATTAGATGTAGAAGGTTGTAAAATTACACAAGTTAATGATTTATATATCAGTTTTGAATTAAGAGGGAAATATGGCAGCAAAGGAGCGTGATATTATGCCAGGATTAATGACAGATCAGCAATTAATAAATATTATAAAATTCATGATTGAAGTCGAAAAAAAAACAAATGAACAGTGCCGGAAGGAATTGGGATTAGGTTACTATCATTTTGATAAGCTAAGAAAACAGATAGCAATAGAAATACCATGTAAAAAATGTGGCAAGAAGTTCGTTCGGCATGGGACACAAAAGTATTGTCCTGCTTGTGCTGAAGGTTCAGAAATTGAATATTGGCGTAAGAATAACAATATTAACCGTAAAAAGAAACAGACTACAGAGAAATGCGAAAAAAGCTTAATAAATCAAGATACTAATAATATTAAAGAAGATGAAATGCCTGTGTATCATAGAATTCCAGCTTTAAAAATCGGTGATATAGTAAACATCAAAACTAAAAGTCAAATTAGAAAATGTTGTGCAGATAATGAAACATGGAAAGAATATCATATACAGCATGGTATTATTGAAGGAATATATAAACATGGTGTTTTGATAAAAAATGATAAAGGTGTTAGAGAATTTATAAGTTTTATAGAACTAAAGATAGGCAAATATGTAATAAACATGTGTAACGATAAATCGGAAGAACATATAGAAATTGTGAACGGTTAGGGGGTGCAAATTTTGACCTACATAAGATACCATGAAACAGAACAATTATTTAAAATGTACCCAACGTTAAAAGCAATTCTTGAAAGTTTGCAAATAGACTTAAATTCCATTGAAGAACAACAAACATTAGATGATGACATTTATTCTGAATGTATTGGAAAGCATGGCGAAGGAATAATACCACCTATTGGACATATAAGCGATACTACCGGAAATGTTGCTATAAGATACAAATATGAAGCTACAATTATAGGAAAACAATTAAAGAGTGATATTATCAAGTTATCGTCTGTAATTGAAAAACTTGATTTAGGGATAAAGAGTTTAACAGAATTACAAAAATTGATACTTGAAACGTATTATTGGAAAGAATCTATGACGTGGAAGCAAGTTATTGAAATTTTAAAAGAACACAATTTTTATAAAAATAAAGACCAAGCCATGACTGAAAGGTCAAAGGCAATTAACAAGATTGCTAGTATAGCAAAGATAGATATGGATGCATTCAATTGGGTTATGGAGTTGGTTAATGGTAAAGAAATAGAGGGGTAGATACCCCTCTATATATTTTTAGAATGTAAGGGAATGTAAATAATTAAGTGTATATGATTTCATTATACTAGATCGTTAATGGCATCTTCTAGCGTATGAAAATAACTTGCATATATTTCATCATCCGGATATTTATTACCAATTCCTGTAGATGATTTCCGACCGATTGCATACCGAACTCTGTTGAAATTCCACGCATAAGGTTCATCGCCACTTTTTACATAACAATCTTTTTCACCATCATATCCACTACCTTCTCTATACCACCAAGGAGGTTCATGTTCTTCATATTCAAAGTCAAGGTCATATCCTTTATAGTTATATACTACCGCTATATGATTTATAAAATCATTCCAATCTTGAGCTTTAATATTAAAAGATTGCCCTTTAACAATTGTACTACTCCATTTAGTCCAATTTGAAGGGGCAGGAGGATTTCCATAACTTCCAGGGATTAAAACGTAACTGTTATAAATATGATAACAATCCCAAGGTACATAACATATACCATTATTCCCCCAATCAACACCCCAACTATTTTGACAAATCCAATGATGTTTGCCATTTATCTCTTTCCAACCTATAATAACTAAAGTATGTCCTATCGGATATACATAATCCGAAGAACTTCCTGTCGGTAAAATGCCGTCATACCCTAAATCATAAAAAGCGTCTGTCAAATCAATTGGAAGTAACAATGCTTTGTTAGCTTCCAACCAATTTTTCATTAAATCAACATTATAGCTATTTATTTCAAACCAATCGAATATTCTTCGTGTTTGTGCTTGTGATAGTAAGCTGCTTCGAATTTCTGAAACTATTTGTTTAGCATTTTTATTGTGACGAAGATATGTAGGATATGTTGAAGAATTATATGGTGCTACATATTGTGAATCCCAATACCTTCTATTTTCGTTTCTAACTAATTCATAAAAGGGTACACCATCTGATTTTAAATTATCTAATGTTTCGTAATACAACAAACCTTCGCCTTGATAATCAGTAGAGCGTCTATTACCATATATCCATAAAAATGAAAATCTTCTTTGTTTTCCAGTCTTTACATAATCATAAATTTCAATTATTGTAGCTATAGCATTTGCAACACATGAATCAGCTTCAAACCATGAATAATAATCGTCTTCAACACTAACTGGAACATATGTATATTGCGAAGTAATATATGGTTCAAATCCCAAAGCATCTCTTATATCATAAGCCATAATAATCAACCCTTTATTTCATTTAACATTTTTAATATATCTGCTTTTTTTATTTCACATGTTCTAATCTTCTCTTGATAATTTTTAATTTCAGTTTCAATGGCTTGTATTTGAAATTCTAATGCGTCAGGAGAAACATATTCTTCAACAATTAACTCACGTTTTACAACATATTGACCATCTTCTTTTTTCTCTATTTTCTTTGATTTTTCTCGTCTATGAACTCTGCCGCCTGCTATACCTAAATATGATATTGTTTCCATCATTTGAATACCTCCATTTCTTCAAATTTATTTGAATTTTGTAAAAAGAAAAAGACCGGATAAAGTATCCAGCCTATTATAAATTTGAAAGGTTAGATGGGTTATCATCTCGACAAGCCATAACCTCTAAAATTTGCATAACAAAAGCACCCTATCAAAGATAAAGTGCTTTGTTTTAGGTATTCTATTTATTTATAAACGGCAGTACAACAGTTTCAAACTCTTCTTTTGTCATGTATAGATATCCATTTTGTTCAGTGAAAAATTCTGAATTTTCTGAATATATCATTAATCCATATTTTATTTTTAAATCTTCGTTCCCTAATCCATCCGATTCTTCTTCTGATATTCCTATTATTTGCAATAACTTTTCTCTAGTTATTCCACCGACATCCGACCTCATTAAAGTATACCATTGTTTTTTCTTGATATTTATTGACCAAGAAAAAATATAACCTTTTTCATTACATATATTATTAACATCGACGACATTAATGTATTCCTTTTCATTGATAGTAACAAAAGAATATTCTGTATCACTTGCATGTACCTGCGTACTTTGCATTTTTTTAACCTCCTTGATAATCTCGGCTTGTCCTTTTTCAGCATTCCAATCTACCTTTACACCAAGAATATTCCCTAGCGTTCTTAATGGTAAATATGTCCTACCTTCGATAGTTACAGCAGGCATATCTAATTTAACTTCCTGTCCATCTACTAAAATAGGGAAGGTTGCTTCTTCTGCAACAAAAGTTTTAACCGTATTTGCAATAGTAGGAACAATACAAAATAACAATGACCCAATTAACACACCAATAGTTAAGTCTTTTAATCTTTTAAACATTTATATCGCCTCCAAAATAATATTTGTATTATCATTATAACCAAATTGTCAAAAAACTTCAAATATTACTTAAACCGTGCAACAGGTGCATGATTTCCCCAATCAATGCTTGTCGCATTAGCAAAACTTACATTGTTTTCTATATACGTTTTAGTTCCTGAACGAATATATAAGTTAGTTTCGCCTTTTAAAAATATGGAGCCACCAGATTGTTGCAAATGTCCTCTAGGTTCATCATTATAATAAAACCGTATAGTACCAAATCCATCATTGGCATTAATTCTAATTCCATCCAATTCATCATCGTCATTATAACTGACTATTCCATTGTTATCAATAATTAATCGTTTATACCCTGAAATATCCCCACCTGAAATTGTAGCATTAGGGTTATTTACTGCAAATAGTTTAGTACCAACAACATATCCACCACGTACAACAGGCGAATATACAGTAGTACCGTTAATAAAAGTAGTGGAACTATACGGACCGGTATATGTACCACTTGCAAGTTGTTGAGTGTATCCTATTGCTGTTCCTGCTCTGCTATATGCACTGCCAGCGTAGCTATAAGCATCGTCAGCCAAATCATATGCATCATCTGTTTTAGGGTCTCTGTTTATTTCATTCCAATTAATAATAGCATTAGAGCCTAATTGTATGCCTTGTATAGCGTTAATTTGTTGTGCGGTAAGTGTGCCTGTATATATACCTTGACCATCAATATAAGTAAGTCTACCTTCTAAACCTGTTACATCAGAAATCCCCGGTACCCAATCATAAGGTTTTGCACCAACCTGTTCGGCATTAGGTAATGAAGGTAATTCCTCCCATGTTATAGTTGCATTTGCACCAAGTACAATACCTTCAACAGCATTAATCAGATCAGCGGAAAGGCTTTTGATTTTTACACTTTCAATTGAGTTATCCAATATTTGTTCATTTCCAACTACATTAACACCAAGTCCAGAAGCGCTTAAAATAGTGCCCCCTGAAGAATCCTTTACCCAAATACCATAATCTGAACCATTTTTTCCGACAATCACTCTATCTCTTGTTCCATCATTAACAACTAAATTTTGATTAGCACCGGATAACCAAAACTTTTGGTCAGAGCCAACATAAATATTATCTGCTGTAATAATACCACTTGTAAGCTTACTTACTGAAAGATTTGAAATATGTGCATCAACAATTTGTGCTTCTGCAATATGTGCGGTTTTAATAGCAGCTTCAGCTATAAAAGCACTGCCTATGAATTGCCTTGCAAGCCTGTTATACCAAGCTATATCATGAATACCACCATTATTTACTGCAATGACAAAATCATAGTCAGCAAGTGTTACGTTTGCGAATTCCTGCTCTGTATATGTCTGATATTGTGTAGAACTAATATCTTTACGCCAAACGATATATTTTTTATTTGTGTTGCCTGCTGATATTGTATATTCAACGCCGGCATAGAATAATTTGTGAGAATTCCATGAAACATAACCGCTTGACGGTGAGTTATCAGTCCAAACATCATTCGTAAGTATAATTTGCTTAGTATTAAACTTTGAAGCATCTAAAGCAGCTTTGGCTATTTTGTTACCGATAACCGTACCGTCTACCAGTTTTTTACCGGATATATTACCAGTTGATTTAAAAGTATTATCTATAAAGTTACTGGTATCAAAAGAGGCCTTAAGCTTTTCAACCAATCTTTCTTCAGGATCTCCAAGTTCTAATTCACATTGCCAAGGTTGGAATAGATTATATTTGTGTCTTATGATTCTTGCTTTATCTGTAATATCAAGTTTCTCATTCAATATATCTGCCATATCACCAAGAGAAAAATCTTCATGTGAATATTCCGGTAAAGTTCTTAAATCAACCATTTTTGTTTTATAATTATATCGTGGTTTGCATCTAAGTGCTAATTCAGCTTCGGCTTTTTCTTTTAATTCTTGTGGGTCGTAAATATCAGGATTGCTATAAATATCAACGTAATTTCTTGATGTAAAGCTATGATTTTCAACATATTTTTTACCATCATTTACAGAAGCAATATCCAAATCATCAGCACCGAAAGCATACAGCTTTGTAACAATCCTATTACTCTGTGTTCTTGTGATATGCTTCATATTCTTTGCATATCGTATTTGAAAACCGGTATAACTTTGCCACGTATCACCTGAACGCAAATGTACTACTTTATTTTCGCTATCCCATACAAGATAGCCGCCCCAAATTTCTTGAATTTGTTTTATAACTTGAAGTATGCTGACTTTTTCTACTTCTAAATCATGTATCCCAGGGACATCTACAACACCCATATTCCAATCTGAATATTGCAAAATTGCGTACATTGCATGGGCAGCACTTCCAGTAAAATATAATCCACCGGATAAATTATCTCCTCCTGAAAGTATTTTAACTGACAAATCAGTTGGTGGGGTAGTAGGGTCATTTGTTAAATATGGCTCCGCAAATTGATTGTCTAAGTCATTCCATCTTTCGATAGCCATAAATTTAGTCCACAATTTACCGGATTCGTCCATGATTGTATCCACAGATTCATCATTCAAAAGTGAATAAACACGTCCACCAGCCCATATTTGACATTCAGGAGTTAATTCTTCTATTTTTTCAGAAGTAGCAGGGAGTTGAAATTCAAGAGTAGATTCACCGTTTAATCTTGCATCCGGATAACAATCTTTTAAATTATCAGCTTTAGGTGACAGGTAAGCAGTTATTTTACCGTCTTTATCCTTTATAATTATATATTCAGGTATTGTCATATCAAATCACCACCCATTATAACCATTTGCTTTTTAATTTTATTGTTACATTGCTTCCAGAAGTAACAGAAGTTTGGCCTGGTTTAATTTTAGGGAATACACCGTTATAATCAGCAAGCACATTAACACCGTTTAATTTAGCAGTCATCAATTCTGTATCAATAATTAATTTTTGTCCTTCTGGAATAGTTCCGGTATAAGCTAATGTATCACTACCAATAGTTATAAAAGGATTAGTGGAAGGTCCTGCAACTTCGATAATTATTCCTGTCTCACAAGTTCCAGTATTATTGAGAGTACCACTACCAACTAATACAGTTTCATTTCCATCATAAATTAATGGGTCGCACATCTTAAATGGTATAGTAAAGTCAAACCAAGTCGGTTGATTGGTAGGTGTAATTTTCCCTGAATATTTAACATTGTATTCTTTGTCAGGGTCATCAAGAAATACAAGTTTTTTTGTTCCGGTCGTAGGATTTAGATACATTGCACATTTGCGACGTAATTCCTCTTTTTCTAATGGACTTAACCCTTCTATAGTAGCAACATGAAGCTCTAAAGGTCTTGCTTTGAATTCTGTACCAAAGTCAATTTCTCCATGCCGTCCCGGAATTTCTTCGGTCATATCTCTTGTCGGAGGGAGTAAGTCTTTTCTACTATCACCAAGCACCATTACACCAAGTGGTTGTAAAATTCCTTCTGTATCTACCACAAAATACATATCTGCTGAATACTTTTTACATTCAATAATTGAATCAATACCACCTCCAAAATCTTTTGTAAGTTCTACAGTAGCAACAATGGCAATAGTATCGTTGCTTATGCCAGAATCATTAATTAAAGGCGATATTGACATATTAACACTGTCATTGGAATTGCCGCTATCATTTATGTTGTATTCTGCAATAGCTGATATTGAATCGTTACCAAATGAATTATCCGTAACTACTATTGTATCAATTATGTTTGATATTATATCTTGAAAGTTGCCGTAATCAGTTACTTCAATGATATAGAAGTTGGCAGAATTGTAACTGTTTTTTTTACTATTATATAAAACGCCTGAATTATACTTTGCCATATAACCACCTGACTTTCAAAATTAAACAGAAGCGAAATGAATCACTCCTGCATCTATTAACTATTTAATGTACCTTCAATTACCTACAATCTCATCCAATTCTTCCTGTGTAATCTTCCCCTTCTCAACCCATATCTGTAACTGTTCAACACTAGCCCATCCATGTTCAAAAGCGTACTTACAATATTCAAAGTCAGTCATTATAAGTTACCTCCTAACATTAATACCTGAGTTTCTAATTCAAATATTCTCTGACCTAGTATATCAATTGGATTCGGTTCTGCTGTGCCATCAATGAAGGCTTGTGCTTCTGATACTGTATTAAATTTCTTGCCTGAAACCTTGTCTATAATCTCCTGTGTAGGCTGCTCATACTCGGTTACAGTAGGTTCTATTCCTCGTTCTCGAAGTTTTGCAATAAATGCGTCTTTCTTTTCAGTATCGTAAAATTCACGCTCTCTATTTTCTGCAACATCTATTAATTGACCTTCTTCGTTTCTTTGCCTTCTTGTTTCTTGCCACTCAACTTTATGTGTAAGGAAACGCACATCTCCGTTAATTAAATAAAAATTATTCATGACAGCACCTCCTATGGTCTAATTTCTATTGTTCCAGAATTAACATCTGCCATTGCTTCTTGCGTAGCGGGCAGACAAGTGCCTGACTTAACAGATATACCACCATTAAGACAAATGTTTCCTGTGATTATACATTTATCAGTTGTGCTGGTCGAGCTGTTATATAAACCATAACCATAATCACTACTACAAGTGTTACCTGTTATAGTGCAGTTAGTGCCAGAGTTAGATAAACCACCACCACTAGCATTACAAGTGTTAGATGTTATAGTGCAGTTTGTGCCAGAGTTGAATAAACCATCACCATCACTACCACTACAAGTATTACCTGTTATAGTGCAGTTAGTGCCAGTGTTAAATAGACCATTAGCATTAGAATTACAAGTGTTAGATGTTATAGTGCAGTTAGCGCCAGTGTTATATAAACCATCACCATAATCACTACCACTACAAGTATTACCTGAGATAGTGCAGTTAGCGCCAGTGTTGTATAAACCATCATTATACATACCACTACAAGTGTTACCTGTTATAGTGCAGTTAGCGCCAGTGTTGTATAAACCATTACCATAATCACTACTACAAGTATTACCTGTGATAGTGCAGTTAGTGCCAGTGTTAGATAAACCATACCCATAATAATCACTTGTGTTATTAACTATATTAAACCCATCAATAATCACATTATCTGCATTATTTGTAAATACCGAATACATTTCGACATCGTCAGGATCATAAACGTAACCAGTCAGCTTAACCCCATTGCCATATAAATAAATATTGTCATATCCAACAGGAATTACTATTGCGTTTCCGTCTGTTTTTGTGCCAACATCTATTGTTCCACCTAAGAAGTCAATCCTAATTGCTACATCCACACTTGCTCTCATGGTATGCAACATTGTAATTGCATTATTTATCGCTGCTAAATCATCAGCAGGAACACCAGTTAACACCAAATCAGCACGCTCTTTATTTATTGCATCTGATGGTGCTATTATGAAGTTAGAAGCAACAGGAATACTGTCAACCCTCTTACTAACCCCCTGCACTCTCAAATCTAAATTATCCGTTTTCTTCTGCAACTCACCTTTAGCTTTTACTAAATCTTCAATTACAGCCTTACTGTTCAACGGCGCTTTAAAACTAACCGTAGGCAACGTAGTCATACTGCTATCATACTCGTATTCATACCATATCAAATCGCCTTCCACCGCATAAGTGCTTGTAAAACCTAATTTATTGCCTGCTACTGTACAAGTGTCGGTAATGTCAACTTCGTAGCCTGTCTCTTTATCAGTCCAAATTACTTTATCAAGCCTTTTGATTGGTACATTTATATCCTTGATTATGATTCCTTCTTCTTCGTCATAAAAGTCAAAGTCTGCTACAATCGGCTCAACGATTATTGTGCCATTCGGATGGCTGTCAAGGTGTCCTATTACCTCCGCAGGGGTAACAACAGGTGTAGCTAATTGATAATTTAGCGAAACTGCATCTATAGTAAGGATATCGCCTTTTACGCCCACCTGAGTTGTTCCGTCTGCCGCATAAGCTACAAATTGACCGCCTGTTGCCATATCTGCATAGTCAATTACTGTATCTTGCGGTACGTCATTTTTTACTCCTATGTTCTGCTTAAATTTATATTGTCCGTTATCTACGTATAATTCATCTTGAACGTTGTTTGGTAGAGAACGCATAGGAAGTATATGCCCTTCATCATCAACGGCTTTGGTGTACATATAACTTTGATTTTCTTCGTTCTCGTCTTGTGAGGTTAATCTCAATGCGCTAATTGTAGATTTAGTGGAGTCTATATAATGTGGGAATCTTTTGTCACACTCTTCTTTTGTTGGTTCACTTCCTGTTCCGAAGGTTTGTGTCAGATTAATGAGGATTACATCTTTTAAATAGGACTCAACATTGCCTTCTTTGCCATAAAATAATAAATCTTGTTTTCCACTATTAGTAGTTGCCGTAAATACTAATGACCTTATACCATCAGCATTAGTTGCTGTGTTAATAGTCTGTTCGATTGAAAAAAAAATATTTTTATTAATATTTTTACCTTCAAATCTAATATAATATTTATGCCCCGCCACTTTTTCTACGGATTTTGTGTGTATACTACCAGACCATGCGGCATTTAAAGGTGTCCAATATTGTGCATTGTTTTCTATTCTAAACCCCTCAGAATTCGTGCTACTTCTATACCAACCATCTGCAATGCCATCGCTATTTGAATCTACTGCAAAGTTCCCATTTTTAATAATATTTGTCGCAGTATTCCCCTGTATACTTTCTACGCTAAGTTGTCCTTTCTCAACTGTGTCTGATAAGCTATAGATAGAAGATGTAAATTCATCTTCAAAATAAGCAGGTTCAGTTTTATTAGTGGTATATGTCACATCGGCTGTAAAAACATCATTAGCCGTTGCAGCAGGACTTAAAATTATAGCACCGCCACCGTAATCAATTGTAAAACCATCAGTAATTACTACTCCGTTTTTCTTTATAACTGGGGCAGGGGAGACAAGCCAATTTCTTTTGCCTTCCGGTGCTTGATATATCCTATATTCTTGCAATCCGGTTTCCGGATTATAGGATAAAACATAATTAAGGGGAATGTTAGTTTCCGATACTGTACTTAAGTCAACAGCTTCTTCAAGCTTTTTTATTGCATCTTGTAAACCTGATATATGAGTGGACCGTATTTCTGTACTTTGTGGGTCTTGCCAATTTGTTTTTGCCATATTATCACATCCTTTATATAAAAATAAAGCAGAGCCCTGAAACTCTGCTTTCTAAATTAAGATGTTTATGATATTGTTATTGAGCATGAAATTCTCCATGTATCAAGCGTTGATTTTGTACCATGGTCTTCTACTTTACGGTTAAGGTTTTTTCCAGAATCGCTATTAGAATTACATACAGTAAATTCTTTCCACGCAAAAGCAGCTTGACCGGCACCGAATGTAGCCATAAAAGTAACGGTTTGATTATTTACTTGCGGATATGTGGCATCCATTGGTGCATAGGCCTTATTCGTACCTACTAATCCTGTTTGTGTTGCATTTGCAGCAGTGGTACCATCACCAACACCAATATATGCATTAGCACTACTATATGCAGTAGCAGAACCACCGATTAATAGTTTAAGTAATTCATTTATTCCTTCATTCAGTAATAAGTTGCCGTCAAATTCTTCTGTAGCATATAATTCACCATGTTTGTTAAATTTCTCAATTTTCCATTTTGGTTTCCAACTTATTTTCTCACAAACCCCAACACCAGTATTAATAGCAACATTATCTATACCTTTAGCTTTTTCAAACATTATTATCAACTCCTTATCTTAATACAATAAAAAAACCGTTTTTTAGAACGGTTCGTATTTTAAGTTATATTTGCTTGTCCTGTAAGTATTCTCTTATTTCGTTATACCATATTTGCAGTTGTGCTTTTAAATCATCTTTAGTAACAAATATTTTAAGCCAAGGAGGGAAATATGTATTATAGATTGTATCAACAACAAAATTCATTTTAAAGTTACCATTGGTATATGCTCTTTCTGCTTGAAGGATTAACTGATAAGCAATTTTTCTAAGCCTGTCATATTGTTTTGTTTTAAACAGGTAAAACACGCATGCGAGGGAAGTAATAGCCAATGAAACAGTAATTATTGATTGTATCAATGTCATAATAAATTATGCCCCCTTTACTTTTTTAAGAAGTCTTGCCATAATAACAGCAGCTTCAGCACGTGTTAACTGCTCATCAGGTCTGAAAGTATCAGATTGAGCAAAGATACCTTCATTCATACAATACTCAATATCGTTTTTAGCCCAATGGTTCTCATAGTCTTTCAAATTAATTACCTCCTTTTTATATTGAATTCCAACAAATTCACATATTCCACTTGCAATAGCAGTAGCCATTATGTCATGCCATTGTGGACTTGCAAGAATTTTTTCTTCTTGCAAGTTGCTAATAAAAGCTAATTCGGTTAATACAGCAGGCATATTAGTATCTCTAATGACGGCAAAGTTACCTTCCTTAACACCACGATTCGTCAATCCGGTCGTATGGATTAATTTATCTTGAATGATTCTGGCCAACTTTTCACCATTGCCGCCAAACTTATAGCAATATGTTTCTGTTCCATGTGCAGCCGGACTTGCACTATTGCAATGGATAGAAATAAAATAATCAGCACCCCAATTATTAGCGAGAATACATCTGCGTTTTAAATCTGAATTGCTACTGCCGCCATAATACGGAACATCACCGTCACGATACATTTTTGTTTCAATGCCGTTATATTGTAGTTTTTTATTAACTAACCTTGCTACTGCAAGAGCAACATCACATTCTAACAATCCACTTAGACCAACTGCCCCAGGGTCTACTCCTCGGCCGTTATGACCAGGGTCAATGAATATTTTCATTCTTCTTCATCTCCTTTGAAATTAGGTAATCCTGGTATTTTACCCCTATCTAAATCATCTGCTGCTTTTTTTGCTGCTTTTTCAATAGCTGTAGGGATTTTGTTGCCGAGTTTTTTGAGATTCGTAAGCATACTTGTGAATTCGTGCATAGCTTGATAACTCGTAAAAAAAGCATACAAAAAAGGTAATTTATAAGCAATATTAAAGCTTGAACATAGTCCTATTAACACCCAATCCAGCACCATAAAAGCAAATATACCAATTAGTACACCTGCTTTCCTTAATGTAGCTTTAAATGCAATTTGTCGGTCATATGTGTTGGTTTGAAAAGCATATAATAGACCAGTTATTAAGTTGCATAATAAAAATATTCCATAAAGAACCAATAATACAATTACTATTTGCCAGCTACCCCAAAAAGCCGCTATAATAAAGCCAAATAATCCTCCTGTAGCTTCTAAAGTTCTTTCGGTCATATTTACCATTCCTTTCGTATAAAGATTAAGAAGAAGCGATTTATTTCGCTTCTTCTGTTATTTGAGATTAACGTATCGCTAAAATTGTCCTTTGCAGTTGCCTTGAAAGAATATCGCCATCAATATCATCTTCCATGTGCATATGTTCAACATTCAATAACGTGCCTATAGAAGTATGTTTACTATTATCCATCATAGTTGAAGATGTTGATTTTCTGTTAAATGCAGACAGAAGTTTTTCAAGTCCTGATGTTAAATCTGAACGTACTATTAGTTCACCTGGTTTCAAGTAGTAATATCCATAATCTGCTGATAAACCGCCAGTATGTGCAATAGGATAGTTCCAGTTATTTTGATTTTTCAAGTACTTAAAGGCATCTTCATAAGACATTTTCCGTAACATAGCTGCATATGCACTACCGCCAGGCAATGCTTCAAGTTGTCGATAATAAACTTGAGCATCAGAAGCTATTCGATTTCTTTCTTCTTCTGAACTGGCTTTTGCCCATTCACCTTTAAGCCATGTTATTTCATTAAAAAGACTACGGATAGCTTTCATATCTGGTTTTGAATTATCAATCGCACTTTCTGTGTCTGAAATAATATCTGCTACATCCGGAAGAGATATTGTTTTATTTTTACCTATTTTGGTTGATTCAAAGTTAAGGTCTTGCATAGCTTGTTTCATTTTTTGGAAGAAGTTCTTGTCATATTCTTCAAACATACCATTAGAAGTAGCCATAGCAAGAGAGATAAGGTCAATTTTGTTATCATCGAATAACTCTTCAATTTTTTTTAGTTCTTGATTGATTATCTTTATTTTTTCGTCTCGTTCATTTTCTAAATTATTAATCCTATCCTGTGCAGCATCTTTTTCATCTTCAATTTTTCTGTCTTCTTTAGTGCGGTTAATTTCTTCTTCAAGTTCAGCTAATTCTTTGTCAATATCAATAATGGCTTTGGTATGTTCTTCACCTGTTCTAATCTCGTGATAGCGACGTTTTTCAAGAAGTTCCTTACGCTTTTTCTCGTAATCTTCATCTTCACGGAGCCTTTTAAGAGCTTTCTGCTTTTTATCAAGTTTATCAATTAAGTCATTTTCAGCCTTAATCCTTGTCTCATATTCATCTTCTATAGCTTGAATGCTTGCTTCAGCAGCTTCTTTAATTCCGTCTAATCTTTCTTCGATTAATTCCTTATATAAATCTTGAAGAGTTTCAATATGTTTCATTTCTTCGTAAGCATCATACTGTTTATGCTTATGCAACTCTTTAAGCTTTTCAATTTGCTGCTCTATGGTATATACTCCAACTTTAGCCCAATGTTCATAGGTTTTTTCCGTAAGATTTATAAATTCTTCATTTTGCTTTTTCCGTAATTGATGAAGATTCTTTTCAGCTTCTTTAACTGCTTCTATATTATCAATTTGATTTACTTTAACTCTTTCCCACGCCGCAATTTCTTCTTCAATAGTGAGTAAGTCAAACTCTTTTTGTTCTGCAATCCATTTTTTAGAGTCTGCTAAGCGTTCTTTTTGCAGTTGCTTCTCTTTGTCATATATTCTTTCGATAATTTGTTCTTTCTGTTCAGCGGTAAATGCGAATGCTTGTAATGTCCATCTTAATTCGTTAATCTCTTGCTCAGTGGACCATTCTCCAAGTTTAACTTTGCGATTAATTAACTTTAACTGATTGTTAAATAAATCTTCCTGCAATTTTTTCTGTGCATTATGGATTTTGACCATTAAATCCATTTTTTCATCTTCTGTTTTTGCAAGATAATCATAAGCATATTGATAACCAGCAATTTCATCTTCAATAGAAAGCTCATCCATATTCTTTTTAAAATTAAGTCTTTTAATATAATTGTCAAGAGCTTTGTTTGCTTCTTTGTCTTTATTTTTATTAATGTCATTAAAAGTAGACTTGCCAACTCCGAAGGTTCTACTATTAAGTATTTCTATTAATTTCTCGTTACGTTCAAGTAATTCTCCATAATCAATAATTTGTTTATAAAGATTTTGCTGTTCGGCTTTTGCTTTTTCAAATTCATCTGCTGATTTATAATCAAGTTCTAATCCAGATGCAGCCATTGTTGCTTTATACTGTTCATAAGTAAGGCTACCTATACCTACATCAGATTGTCCTAACCTAAGCTTTGCAGCTTCTCTTTGTGCAGTTTGAAGATTACTAATAGCTTCAATTTCAAGATTATAAGCACCTATTCTTTGAGCAGTCTGTTCTATTGTAGCTCTTGTACTGTTAGCCTGCGAATTTAAAGTAGTAATCTCATTATCAATTAACTTTTGCTTTAAATTTTCAAGTGCAGTAGCATTAATTTTATATCCATTTTCAGTTTGTTCAAGATAGGGGAGAAGTTCACTATGTGCTTCAAGCAGCTCTAATGTTTCCTTTGTGCTTAAATTTTCCCCTTTTTGCATTTTATATAAAGCATCATTGACCAGTCCTATTGTTTCAGCGAGGTCACTTATCCTTTTAATAGACTGAATTACAGAGTTTGTTTGATTATCAATACCATTTGCGGCGTTGTTTGCTGAATTTGCAGTTTGGTTAAATAATTCATTAATATAAGGCATCCATTCAGACAGCTTTCCTTGTGCTTCGGCAGAATTTATTAATTCTTGTTTGTACTGTTCTAATTGTTGATTAACAGAATCGATGTCTTTACTATCTTTCATTGAGGATTGTAACTCTTTAACTTTATTAATTGTTCCGCTCAAGGTTTCATTGAAGTTTAATCTATTGTATTGTTCTAATATACTTTTATGGTTGGTAACTTCTCTATTAAGATTTGCAATTTCTGTGCTTACATCACTTAATAGATTTTTAAATGTTCCATATTCGTCATCATCTATTTCACGTTCAATTTCTTTAAGTTTTTTATAATATTCTGTAAGTACTTTAAGCTTTTCTTCCGGATTACCTTTAAATTCTATAACATTACCTACGCCTGCCCAATTAAAGCCTGCAATGGCACCAACTTCTTTTGCTAAGTTTCTTACTCTTTCTATTATTCTATTGGTTTCAGTATCACTAAATGGATCGATTATGCCTTTTAGTGAAATTTTAGTAATATCTTCAGTTCCTAAGAAGTCTATTGCTTTAATTCTTTGGGCTTCAAGCTCTACGGCATTTAAGTCTTTTTTGCTTTGAATTAAGTTATCAATAATTTTAATTTGGTCACCATATTTACCATTGACCAAATCAATAGCACCGGTTTCAATCCCATAAGAATCTATTAATTGTTTTTGGATATTAAATAAAGATTTTTTTGCTTCTTCAGTGATGTTACCTGACTTTGCAAGTTGCTCATATTGACTTTTTAATGATTCTATCTGTGATATTTCATTTTGCCTAGCATTGATTCTGCTAATGGTATCTTCTGTTTCTTGTTTAGTAGCACTATGTTGATTGTATGCATAAAGTCCTATAGCACTTGCAGCAGCTAATATCAGTGGTATTAACTTACCCCACCCAGGAATTAATGTTGACATAGCTTTTACTGCACTGCCTAAAGTCGCATTTATTCCAAAAAGTGAACCGATGTTTTTTATTGCACTTGCAAGAGCCAATAATTCTCCAGCGGTAATAATTAAAGTCTGTAATGACTGGTCAAGATTATTAAATGCTTGGATTGCATTTGAGGTACCGTCAACGATACCTTTTAATGCATCTAATAGACCAGCATCACCAATGGCAACGGCAAGTTCCATGGCTGATACTTTTAATTGATTGTACTTGGCTTCAAGTGTTTCCATATATCTTGCATTCTCACGCATGGAATAGCCTTCTGCTTCCTGCATTGATATAAGAACATCTTGTGTACGTGCGAATCTTTCTAATAATCCTATAAGATAATTCCTACGATATACACCAGCTGCGGCTTGTGCAGCGTCACGTTTTTGCACGTCTGTAAATTTTTCTGTTTCTGCTGCAACATTTCTTACCATTTCGGCATATTCTTCTTGTGAATCCATGGCAATAGCCAATTCTTCACTAAATAATCCGGATTCTTCAGCAGCAGCAACAAAAGCGTCTTTGATTTCTGCACTTGCAGTATTCCATTTTTGTGATAATTCTTGAAATATTTGCATTACTGGTCTGAATTGTGTCCTTGCTTCATCTACAAACATTTTAATGCCGAGAGATTCGAATACGTCTATTGATTTAGGTCTTTGTATGTAAGATAAGATTGAGTTTAAAGCATTACCAACTTCACGACCAGTTCTTCCAGATGCTTCACGCATTACTGTTAATGTTGCAATAGTATCTTCCAGTGACATTCCCATAACTTTTGCGGCACCAGAAGAACGTAACAGACCATCAACCAAATCTTGTGATGTGACAGTAAAATCGTCACCAACTTTGTTGATTTTATCAAGCACAAGAGGAAGTTCATTTGCAGTTAAATTCCACTGTGCCATAATACCAATCATTGATTCAGTTGCATTTTTAGCATCTAATTCAGCAGAATTAACGGCTAATAAAGCTGTTTTTGTTAAATCAAGGGTATCTTTTACGCTATAACCAGCCTGTGCAAATCTTAACGCAACATCAGAAGCAACATCAAACTCTTGACCATATTCACGTGCAGTCTTAAGTAATTCGTCTCTGAATTCTTTAGAATTAAAAGCAGGGTCTTCCATTACTCTTCCGATTTGCATTATAGCTGTTTCAACTTCAGCTATAGATTGTACAGTTTCTTTCGCTGCATTAATAGTACCACGGAAGAGTTGTTCACTTAAAAACCATGAACTTCTTCTTTGCCATTCCGACGCAAATGTACTATACTTTTTAGCAACGTCTTGAACAGATTGACCATGTTTTTGAGCTGCACTTGAAGCAGTTTCAAAACTATTTGCTATTCCAGTACCAAGTTTTGAAGCTTCTGTTTGAATAGTTTTTATTGGCTGTCCCCATTGGTCCAGAATAGTCTTGCCGCCACCAAGAGAACCAAGCTGTGAAGCAAATATTTGATTTATTTCTTTTGCACCTTGTAAGGCATTTGCTTTTAATTCAAGAAGCTGTTTATTTAAACTTTCAATCTGTGCTTCAAATAATTTTGTTGATTTAATGGCTGGCCCATAGTCTAAACCAAGTGTTTGGATTATTTTAACCATGGATTCATCATGTTCTGCCATTTGTATCACCACGCTTTACTATTGAATGCCACTGAACATGTTTGCTAATGCTATAAATTCACTTACTTTCGGAGGCTTGCCGTCATTTGGCAGGGAAGATGATGATGGTTCTGTAGGTAAAGAACCAAAAATATTAGGCATTTTTATGCTTATTAAATATGCCCATTCGCCAAGTATGGCCTCAATTTGAGGAATTGTTCTTTTAGGTATTTCATCATATCTTAATCCTGCATTAAGAAGACGTGTATATATAACACCCCAATCAGGTGGCTTTTTATCATCTTTTAACAAAATAGAAATTAAATCCGTTTTATCATCAGTATCATCAAATTCAAGTTTTCTTCTTCTGCATTCCGCAATAAGTTCATTTAAAGTCCAATTATTATATTTGTGGGCTCCTTCTTCTTCAGAAGGAGCCTTCATCAGCCCGATAAATCACACAACTTTCGTAAAAAGTTTTTCAAATCAATAATGCTCCATTTGTCAGCAATAACTTTTTCAATTGTCATTGGGTCTTTGTTTTCATCAAAGCAATATTGTGACAAATAGAAGTCTAGTTTTTCTTTTGCTTCTTTGTTAGCAAGATTAAACAATTGAGAACTTATAGAAAGTCCATCTTCTGCAAATTTTAATGCATCACCAACTAACATAGGTCTCACAGTATATTTTTTATCGCCAACAATAAAAGACTCACCGTCGCCATTCATCACAGAGAACGGAACGGGAGTCTTTGCCTCCATATTAGTCATAGGTTATTCCCCCTTAGCCATAATAATATCAAGAGCACGTTTTCCACCACGTGGTCTTTGGATATTAAATGTAATTGATACAGGCTGCGGTTCTTTTCCTATTTGTGGTGGATTGATGGAACCGTTAACTTTACACCTATCTACAACAAGCGCAACATTATAATCTGTAGATTCATCTTCACCTACTGCCTCTGTGGAGATAACCATTTCATAAGATTTTCTCTTTGGTTCTTTCGGCAAACCGAAAGATTTTGCATTAGTAGCAGTATAATCATAAGTAATAAATACGCTCTTACCGGCATCAGCACTATTGAATATGACAGCGCTTGCACTTATCTGATATTGACCAGCAGCAGGAGTAGCACTTACTTTAGCCCATGCTGAAGCATCTGCATCAACTAGGATAATCGGTCTTGAATCGTCAGGCGTATGTTTTAATGTAACTTCAAATGGGGAAGTAGAAGGTACGACAAGTTCCTCATCATTGACAGGGAATGAAATGCTCGCATGGTCTTTGATTGTATCTTCCATAATAAAAGCATACAAGTCTGGCGGCATACTTCCTAAAGTAACAACAAGGTTACCTTCGATATTGGTATCAGGGTTAGCAGCATTCCAAAGACTATTTCCGTCAGTGATAGGGGTACCGTTAATAGTAATATTCGGCTGTATAGATTGGACAATGCCTGCACGTGTAAAAGTTGTTTCAGGGCTCATAACCGGAACACCATTAACGTATTTGTTTAATCTTATCTTACCGGCTTTAGAGAATACAATTGGTTGCATAACAACATCTCCTTTCAAATATTTCGATAAAATTTATATCTGCTCCCACAACAAAAAAAACCCGACATGGTTGGGAGTTCACCAAGTGGGGGGTCTGCATAAAGGTATCTGTTATTTACTTTTTTCTTATGAAGAAGCTTAAAAATCCGTTCTTGTATCTGCCATGCTTTGTAATCATATGTAGCAGGAACATGGCAGTCAATTTCAAGAACTTCTTCAAAAAAGCTTTCATTTCTTATTCGTCTTGCAGGAATAAAATAAACACATAAACGTTCATTTGAATCTGCAAGGTCAGTCCATTGTTTACGTTTAATGATGCTATGTGCTATAACAAGATTCTTTGCTTTTTCCAATGGTGTTGAAGGATTTTTCTTGATATAGTTGTTGGCTTTGTTAATAAGTTGTTGCCCTGTTAAACCCATCAGCTCTAACAGCACAGTATCGGATATTAATATACTTTGAATAGCATTTAAATCAGCAGAAGGATTGTACAAAGGCATCACCGCCTTATCTATTTCTTATCAGTAATAATAAACCTGCTAAATGGAAACGTGCTTATAACGTTGCGTATAACTGATTGCATACGCCCGTTATCCATCCATCTTGCAGCAGTTTGAATAGCATGAGAGGGTGGCTGTGCTTCATATATGCCTAATCCCTCCAAATCAATACCACCAGCACCTTTGCCATTTACAGGCTTTCCAAAGATATTTATTTGCCCAGGTGCATTTGGTCTTGTTCTTATTTTATTGTCGTGTCTTGCAGGATTCCACATATTACTTCTCTTGTAATCATCAAGTGCAGGGTTTGAAGTATCCATTAAACTACCAGTACCCCATTCGTCCATAGCAGCCCAAGCACCGCCAACTATACTGGCAATAATTACATTTGCAATATCTTTTATTTCGTCATCATGTAAACTATCTCTGCCTTCAGGTGTTAACATGCCTTGCTGTGCTTCAGCAAGTAATTCTTGTTGCAGTTGTTTCATTGCAAGAATCAACTCACTTCGTAAATCACGAATACAGGCTGCTGAATCGAACATTATCCCATTTGCATCAATCCAATCATAAGTTGATTGCCTTTTTGCATATATTTGTCACGTTTTTTGTCCCATTTCTTTTTATATTTTGGAATATTAAAAGGTGGGACAGATGTACGACTTTTTAATACCATACATAGAACGCCGCATAAGTAATATAATGCAGCATTAGAAAGTTGCTTAAATTTTTCTTTTGAATTAATTTGTTTCCCACACATTTGCATTTTTTCAAGTGCAGGAGTAATTAACTGTTTCATGGTATTAATATTTAAGTCAGCATCAATAATTCTATCTGGCAATAAATTCTCGTCACATGTGAGCATTTTCCTCACTTTATCATGATATCCTTCGCCAAGGTATTCAGCATATAATTCTTTATTTGCCATAAAAATCGCCTCCCAATTTATTTATGGTCTTGTATCTGCAGTCGCCTGAACTCTTGCTACACCACTAAGTCCTATATCATCAATAGACACTACCTGATAATTCTCATCATTAAAAACAAACCTATCAAGTAATTTAACGCCTAAAGACTTTGGTACTTGAAAAACGTATTTTGTACTATCAAGTAACCCAGGATCTTCTTGACGTAATCGATATGTTACGATTTCACCGTATGAATATACGTCAGAATTAAGAGTATCCCACTCACGAATAATGTTTCCATTTTTAGTATCTTCTTCATATCGTTTATGCTGCAATACGGCATTGCACTTAGCGGCAAAGAAAGCACATTCACCGGAAGCATAGTCAAAAGTGACTGTTTGAACGAGGTATTTATCATCACCTATAGTAATAACTTCACCACTTTGCAAGTTCACATCTGCAAGAATTAAACCTTGCCAGTATCCTTCACGTGCGCCGAGGTCTCGGCTTGCATTTGTAGAACGCTTTATTGATACTTTCGTATTGACTGGTGTTGCACGGTTAATAATACAATCCTGTCCTTTGGATTTTAAGAATTTTGCTGCATATGACATGTTACCACCTCACAGGTCTTGTAACTATAAAATGAGGTATGGAAGGGAAGGTATTGTCAAGTATTTTCCCTATGTATTCATCTCGTTCTGACTCAAATTCAACTTTTTTCTTTGACCAGTCAATACTAAGTTCGTGTGCCTCATGTGGACCGGTTTCCTTTTTTGGAAGTCTTGCAGATAATGAAGGACATAGCAAAACACAACATTCACAAACGACAGCTGCCTCAAGATAAACTCTATCGTCACCTGTAAGACTTTCATAATTAGGTATCTGTTTAATGATATTTGTCTCTGCTACTATAATACATTCAGGCTGGTTAATATCTTCATTTGGCAAATAAGGTTCGGATACGCCCAATTTAGAACGTATCCGTTCCTCATATCCAGATTCTTTGAGAATCCTGTTATCCATGGGGTAGACACCCCCTTTTTATTGTACCTTAAGTATCGCCGACGATTTCTTAAGGATTTTTCTGAATCCGCTATTTTCAGAGACAGTAAGGATTTCGGTTTGGTTCTTAATAAATTTGTCTGCTTCGTTTATAGTTGAACCAATCTCAACAATCTCTTCGATTGCTGATTCTCTGTTCAAGCCATAGAATGCTACTTTATTATCAATTCTTTCAACGTAAGGACTATAAAGTAAAGTAACATTGGAAACAAGACCCTGCGGAAGCACAACTGAAATATTAAGTCCTTTTGCAATCAATTCATCCATTAAAGCTGCAGAGTTAGATGCCGGATACAATACTTCGAGCAACTGAATAAGTCCATCTTCATCAGATACGATAGTGTTGCAGTTACGAGGATAAAACTTAAGCAAGAATCTTATGAATGATTCTCTAGTCAATTTGCTTGTAGCAGTGGAATCAAGTTCACTGGTTTTATACTGCGTTGCTGCGTTTTTATTTCCGTCACCATCTTTGATTACAGATAGAATCTCCGCAATCTTATTGTCAGCAGCTTGAATACCAATCTCTTGAAGATGAATATTGAAAATGTCAAGTGTCATTCTTCTTAATGCTTCATAAGAAGCTTCAATGGCACGGCCATATTTGTAGATATTGATTGCAGATTCACCAAGTTTTAATCTTGCAACTGGTAATTCACTAGCTTCAGTTACCCTTTTCATTTGGGTGGCTTTCTTATTATTTGCATCGTCAAGGTCAAGATAAGCTGCCTTGTATACATTGCTGTCAATCATTGTTCTTGCTGCTACCAAGTACTGAAATACTGGATATTGAACCATTGACTGAACAAGAGTTCTTGCAATATATTCAGGGAACAATATTTTGTTTTCGCTTGTGCGATAAAATGCTTCAACTTTTGAAGAAAATACATTTTTTTCAGGTATATTTTTAGTAATAATACCTGCTTCCTTCATAAGTCTTTCAAATGCATCTAATTTACAATTTTCCGGGGTTGGATCAAGACTTTCCAAATACATGGAAAGAGTCATTTCTTTTGAATGTGCCTGTTGATACAGGTCACTGCTTAATGAGGCTAATGTAATTTTAGGCATTGTATAGTCATCTCCTTTCAAATTTTAACCAATTAACCTATGAAAATAGTTACTGTGTTCACATCAGCAGTATTATCAACTTCTACTGCATATGCGGGGCTAACAGGTGAAGCAACTTCACTTACTGCACCATGGCCATCAACAGCAAGAGGTTCATTTGCTTTCGGTAAAGCACCGGAAACACCGGGAACACCTTCTCTAAATCCTGCATATTGTACTGTCATGTAATGGTCTGATTCGTATTTGTCAATGACTCCTCTTAATGCATTACCAGCACTACCAAATCCATATTGACCATCATCTTCCACTGTAACAGCTTTACCTTCTACATAAGCAGCACCTGAAGCAAGAGCTACTGCGCTTACTGAACCAGCTGCTTTTACGGTAACAAATTTAGCACCGATACCATCAAAACTTAATCCGCCTCTAGCCATTTAAAAACACTTCCTTTCTTAAAATTTGGCATAAAAATAACCGCATTTTAGCGGTTGTTGCTTTGTTTCACTATTTTACTTTCAAACTTTGAATGCTTCATCAGGGAATGAAACATCTTCATTCTTGCCTAATCCGGCAGCTGGATTTGTCTGCCTTCCTGCTGGGATTGCAGCCTCTGCTTGTGCCTCAAATGTTTTCATAATGTCCTTAATTGCCTGTGTGTTCATTGTAGCAAAGGTATTTTTCCAAGTTTCAGCAGGGAAGTCATTACCTTGTGCACGAACGCCCATTGCAATAGCATCTTCAATTACCTGTTTGTGATATTCTTGTCCTTCTTTGGCGAACTTAAGTACATCATCTGCGGACAATTCTGCTCCAAATTTTTCTTTAACTTGTTCTTGTGTCATGAAAACATTTAAAGGTTCTGCATTTTTCTGCATTGATGCTATTGTTGCTTCATACTTTTCAGCCATTTGATTAAGCAATTCCTCTGTTTTTGTTTCACCTTCTTTATACTCAATACCGAAGGCTTCAAACATCTTCAAAACTTTTTCATTCATTTTGTTTCCATCTCCTTTCAATACAATGTTTGCAATATTAATAACCTGTTCTTTTGATATGCCAAGATTGTTACCGAGAGCAAATATTTTATCTCTATCGGCATAAGAACAATTTTTAGCTTTTTGAATTATACTGTTCATATTGTCATTTGCTACTGTTCCACCAACAGCAAAAAGCTTTTTATGCTCACATTTTTTTATCATGGTTAATAGTCCTGTGCGCTGTCCGTATGTTGCTATTATAGGTTTAGCAGGGTCAATATCTTTGAGTTCTGTTATAACTTGATAAACACCATTTTCGTTTTCGAAGATGTCGCCTTCTTTTGATAGAACACCGGCAGTTGGGTATGCGCCATCAAATACTAAACTGTTTTCCCACAAAGCTCCCGGAGGGTATGCTTGAATGTAGCAAAGAACATTTTTTGTAACTCCATCAACCTCAACTTCATATGTTCTACCTGCGTAGTGTTCACACTTACTACTATCATGATAGTTATTGCCGCATACAGAACAAATAGCCTTATTATAATTAAAGCCAATAGAACTATCAAATAATGTACCTGCTTCAATACCAGTAATAAGGTCATCTGTTGAAATTCCGTCGATTGTCATGCCCCTAACCATATAATGGTCAGCGTTTAATTCGACAGTTTCACCTTCAATATTACTTGTATCAAGGCTTGCATCAAATGTTCTACCATATGGAATTGCTGCTCTAGGTCTACCACCTAATCCAAATAATCCGTCAGCATGCCATGAGTGGTCAAGCAGGACAGAAACACCGTTTTGTGCATTCACTAAAAATGTCTGCAAAAGTTCTGGCATTAGTCGCACATGTCGGTCAGGAATAATCATATCGCCGGCCAATTTATCCGGAAATACAAAAACCTCATCAGCAGATAAGGTTCTTTTTGCAAGCTTATTTATTTTTGATAACTGTTCTTCTGTAGGCACTCCAAATTTAGGCATCATTTTCACCTTCTTTCATAGTAGAATCTGTTGTTTTAACATATGATGGAGGTTTGCTATATCCACATGTACAACAGCTATAACCTCCAGTATGCTCATGTAAAAATCCGTTGCATCTTGGACATTTATTCGCTGTTGGTTTGTGGTATATTGGGTTGTAATTTTGTCCTCGAATGTTTGTCATTATTAACACTATTATCACCCCCTGCACTAAAGGTTGCTTTAATGTCAGTGATTGGTCCCTTGCTTACTGCTTTTTTAGCTTTCATGACTTCTTGAGCTGCAACATCATTGTCAATCCAACCCATCAAAACAGCTATCGCATAGAATTGTTGTTTAAGCAATTCTATATTCATTCGCTGTTCTTCAGAGTTATAATCAACGACATTATGCTTAAATACCGGAATTGCCTGATAGCCTTTTACTCTTAACCATAGTCTTGCAATTTCTTCAACAACTCTTTTACTGCCTCTTTGACAAGATGCTATACCGGCACAGAATATCTTGAATTGCACAGAGCCCCAGCTTTCAGTAACACCTTGATTTCTATTCATAAAAATAGCCATTTGCTTTGTTCCTGAAAGTGTTTGTGTGTCAACTAATTCACTGATAGCTCTTACGTCAAGGCTTCGTGAAGCATTTGCACCTTGATTCATGTTGATTTTTATATCGTCAAAATGGACGTAATCAGCATCAGGTGGCATATTTTCAAGCATTTTAACAATATTGTTGTATTGAGCATCAAGCCATTTTTCCAGTTCTACGGAACTATTCTTAACGTTTGGAGGACATATTGCCATCATTTGTTCAAGTACTATTGAAATATCATTTTTTGGGTATCCTTGATGATGTAATACTGCTTGTAGGTCTTGTAATATTTGCATCTGAAAATCAATAGCTTGTAACACAGGGGACATGTTTAATGTACCTCTTGGGTCTCCAATATCAGGGTCAGTAGGAACCCATATGAAGTTTGCATTAGTTTTATCAAGATAAACTTTTTCATGAATGTTATATTGATACGGAACCCATATCTTTCGGTCGTTTATATCTTTTAGTTCCCACTCAATAGTTTGTGGCTTTACAAGATAAACATCATAAATATCTTTTCTATCCGGTGTTACTTCAACTTCAACACCCATAGCACCTAATAAATAGGCACTATAGTGTAGTTGGTCAATTAACCCATCAAGTCCGGAATTACTTATTTCATTTATCCTTGCTGCAAAGTCACGCCATTCATTTTCAAGATTTGTGAGCCTCGTTTTTTTATCTAAAGCATAAAAGCTCATTTCATTACCTTGATTAGCCATTCTTACAAAGTTCCAAACAGCCATGGATACATCAGGATTAACCTTTTTTAAATATTCAATAGCTTCTGTTTCTTCCGGTATACTTCTTAGTGTTTTCAGCACATCAACAGTTCGTGATCTACGAGGTGATAGGATAGTAAAATATCCATTTCCTATAAATGTTTTCCTGCCTGTAGGAATACTTCTGTTACTGGTTGGCTTATCTCTTGATTTTGCAAATATATTTTTAAAAACACCCATTGCATCACCTTCAATCTTCAAGTTTTTCTATTTCTTCAATCAATTGTGCTTTTGCAAGATTGACGATTTGCGGACTTTTTTCTATTAGTTCTATAAGAAATTTTTTATCAGATTTATCTATCTCAATTTCTCCGTCATTAGTAAGGTTAACAGCCCATGTAATCATTTTTGCTGGCTTACCGACCGTTGACATAGCAAGGACATTTGCCAGAATATCACTTAACTTTTCATTAACAGGGTTACCTTTTAAATCCAAAAGGTTTTTATCAAGGTTAAGTTTCATATAATCGCCTCCTTTACAACAATAGGACACTCAGGACCAGGAACCATGCCACTGGTTTCCCAAGTTCCCATACAATCCGTGTGTGTTCTAACCTTTGACTTAAACACACCTTTGTTGCAACTATTTACCAATATGCAGTTTATGCACATTAAAGGCTTAGAATCGGCAATTACAGCTAATATTTTCACTTATACCGCCTTCCTTGCCACAATCAAGAACTCTGGAACATTGAACCACCATACCGAATTATTGACATAATTCTCTGTAGGTTCAACAATGCCACCAGCTTCCTTGATTTTTTCTATCCACCAATCTTTTTCTCTGATAGTAGCATGGTTAGCATCCACATCGTTAGGCAGTTCCTTTGTCGCAACACGGATTATGAGCCATTGTTTAGATACCCTTAGCATTTCTGAAAGTACCTGAGGAACATCTTTTTCAGGTATATGCTCAAGAACATCAAAACAGGTAACTAAATCAAAAGAATTATCCTCATCATGTAATTGTTGTGCTGCGCCTATAACAGTTCTACCTTTGATGTCTGCAGGTACTTCATTAAAAGCATATTCAGAAGGGTCAACACCATAAGCATCAACACCTAACTCTACCAATGCTTTTACAAGGAAACCTTTTGCACAACCAACATCGAGAACAGAAGAAGGGGAGAACTTATTGACAATATGTTTAGCTGTCTTTTGAAAGTAACTGCCTAATCTATTCCAAGAATAATCTACATAGTTACTTTTCTTTGTTGCAATACCATTTTCAAAGTAATCACGGTCATATATTTTAGATAAGCTTTCAATATCAACATTTTTGGACTTTTTGTTTTTTACCGTTTCTTGTTTTACGATAGATTTTGTTGTTTTTGTGGTCTGTTTAGCCATTTACATCAACCTCCAAAACTATTAATTAACATTTTCCAATGATGTTTCCATATTTCAACATCAAAGCATTCAACGGCAATTTCACGATTTCTCTTGCCAAATTTTTCTCGTAAGTCTTTGTCCTTAGCAAGATAATCAATGCATAGCCCTAAATCATCATGATTTGGGTCATAAATTATTCCATTATATCCGTGTATAACCGCATCACCAAGTCCACCTACAGGAGTTGTTATGACAGGTAGTCCACATGACATAGATTCCAACAATGACAATGATAATCCTTCTGTACTAATGGTTGGAACTAATGATATATCTGCTTTCTGATAGACTTCTACCATATCATCAGTTGCTTTATGGGTGAATGTAACATTTTTACGATTCTTATGTCCGTTTGCAAATGCTTTTGCAGCATTTTCATCATGTGATTGGCCAACGAGAGTGAAATTATATTGTGGGTAGTTGATAAACGCTCTTGTAACTTCTGTACTTCCTCTTAATGCAGTTAAACGGCGGGGGAATAGTACATTAATTCCTTCCCATGTCTTTTTTACTGGTGTAAACTTTTTAGTATCAACATAGTTGTAAATAATCTGAATTCGTTTCTCTGCACCAGGTTGTGTAGCCTGAATAACCTTCCTAACATTGCTGTCAACCGATACAACAACATCAGGAGCAGTGAATCCGTATAATTGTCGCTTAAAGAATTCTTTTCGCTGTTCATCAGTAAAATTGTTTATAATAGCATTGCCTTGAATGTTATCCCAATAAATTCCGTGAGATATTGCTATTGAATTAGGTGGACAATACGGCCAACACAAATATGTTGCGAAAAATATACGCAAGTCATCCATTGCAGACAATTCATTAAATTGCCAGTTTAAATCTGTGCAAGTATGATAGCTCCAACTTCTTACATCGTTAGGTATCATAATAAACGTTATGCCTTTATATACTTTTGTGAAAGGTGAGTTAATGCCGGGAAAAGGCTGGTATACCGTGACAGTATGATTCATGGACTGTAACAAGTGGCACAAGTCTATGAGATATCTTTCGCCGCCGCCATAAATTATCCTATCTTCACCACGAACCTTTTCGCCATTTACATTTCTAGTAATTTCCTTAGCGTCATGAAAAAAAGGAGATGTTAGTATTGCTATCTTCATATTAAATCGCCTCCGTAAATCTTAATTTTTCACATATATCTCTGATTTTTTTATTAAAATCAACTGGTACAACATCATGTTGTTTTCTTTCAAATTTAGGTGTAATTATATCTTCTAGGTTAGGAATACTTTTATCTAATGCTTCGAGGGAATATTTCATATATTTTGCCCTTGCTGCTTTTATTGCGATTTCTGCATCATGTAAATTTTCAAACAGACCAACATGATAAGTTCTTTTATTTAATCTAAATGCTGCTCGCCATTTGTTATGTCTTTTAGACCATGAAACACCTCTGATACCACTTGATTTATTATGTTTTCTTGCTCTATCATAATTTTGTTGATTAGCCCCTTTTGGGAGCACTCTCAAATTAGACCTCCTATTATCCAGTGTATCATGGAAAATATGGTCAACTTCAAAGCCTTCTTTTGGGTTCATAATCCACCTATGAAGAGAAAAATATTGACGTTTTTCACCTTTTTTATAAGTTTTACCTTCTGCATAAAAACTATTGGTATGTCTATCCCAGTGTGGACTCCATGTCCATTGAAATTCCATTGCTCTCGGCAAATCTGCTGTATCGATAAGAGTTTCAAGTCTACTGCCGTCTTTCCTTTTTAGAAATATCGCAGTTACATCTCCACGTATTTCATATTCATTCCTCATCTCAACACCCTCCCAAGTGTTAAAATTCTCCCAAAATAAAATCCGCTTAAGAGGGGAGAGGGAGAACTCCTTTCGCTGTACCAAGCTATCTTAAGCGGATTGTTTGCTAAAATTTTTCTTTATTTTGGGTTGCCAATGCATCAATCATTGATTATTCTTGTAATGCAGCTCTATAATCATTAATACGTTCTTCTAATTCTGCAATTCTTTCTGTTGTGCGCTTTAATTGCTTTTCAAGTTGTTCTTTATGCTCAAATTTATGAGATAATTCATTTTCTGCATACTCAATATGTTGTTCTAATAATTTTTTAGCGTTTTTATTTAGCATATTTTATTCGCCTCCTTCGCTTGCTTCTTGGTATATAAAACCTAATGCTTTTTGCCTTTGCTCATGTTTTTGCTTAATAAATTCTTGAGCTTTCTTAATTTTTTCAGCAGGGAAGTAGTCTTTGCCATAAAGCACACCTTCTGGATCATCCCTATAATCCCATATCCCACCGAGATTTTCTGTACCGTCATCATCAACACATATCTCTAAAGCTAATCCCAATGGGTGAAAGAAAACTCTGTTTACCTCTGCCAAAAGCCCCATTTCTCTAAACTCTTTGATATCCATTCTTTTAACATCATCACTCATATAATCGCCTCCATTCTTATTTTGCCTCCAATTTAATTAGAAGTGCCCCGCACAACAGAGCGAAACGGAGGCGATTCCGCATATACTTTCTGTCGTTATTAACGAGGCACTTTGGTATATAAAAAGCAATACTAAAAAGCATTGCTTGATATATCTATGAAATTTTCCTTACTACGCCAGTCATGCGAAACATACCCGGCAATACTAAAGCTGGTGCTTGAAAGTCTGCAAAACAAAAATATAAAGCAGATACAATATCATCATGTCCACTATCAGTTGCGTTACGATACTGTGTTGAACGTCCTTCTCTGTTAATTGAGATATAATCTTTAAGTTGGTTTTCAACTTCTCGACTATATGGTATTTGGCACCAACCTTGTTCAACTATAACTGCAAAATCTTCAACAAGCTTTGCTTTATTACTTCCTTGCTCGTTTATTGGAACATTTGGGATTCCTCTCTTGGTAAGTTGTGAGCCTATTGTTTCACCTAATCCTGTTTGACCAAAATTAACCGTTGCACCATTATATAGCCTTGAATACATAGCCAACTTATCCCATTGAGCATCCCAACCTAATCTTGTCATTAAATCTATTTTTACAACTTTTCCTTTTGAATTTCTAATAACGCATGGTTTACCATCACCTTTTGAAGCAGGGTCATAACCAATTGTGTAAATTTCAAACGGCTCGACTTTTTCCCATTCTTCCCAAAACTTATCGACTTCTTCTTTATTCCTAGTTGGTGGGCTTACTAAAACCTTTTGATAGTTTGGAAATACCGCATTTACAGAAGCAATTTCTTCAGCAAGATAGTCTTGTCGGTATCGTTCATCAGTCATGGACATTCTAATTGAATCTTCAAAAGTAATATCATTACCAAGCCAATCCTTACCGATTACTTTATAACGTTTGACAGCCATATAAGGATTATCCCATGTCGTAAATCTAAATGTTTCATATTCAGGAGAATATGTCGAGCTACCTTTTTCGCCCATTTTAAGAAGTTTGCTAAAATGAGTTATTCCTTTTGGTGAACCGTTCATTATTGCAATGCCACCAGTACCATTAGGACCACGTCCAGGGGAATCAAGTCTTTGTCTAAGATTCGCCCAAACAATATCAAGTTCCTTAATTCTAGCTGCCTCTGTAACCGTTACAATATCAAGACCAACACCGACCAAACTTTCAGGGTCATCTGCAGAATGTACTTCAATTATTCCACCGTTAACCGTTTCAATCGTCAAATCTGCTAATGATATGTTTGTAACCAAATCTGCCGGTAATAGTTTTTTTAAATCACGCCAGTTTTGTCTTGCATACCGCATTGAAGGTGCTACAATCCACCATAGAACAGGGGGATTAACGTCAATTGAACGTTCCTCGTTAAGCATTTCAATAAACTTCATTACACCTTCACCAATTGCACATAAATCCTTTCCAAAACGATTGCCTGCTGAAATAAGTTTAAATCTTGCTTTACTGTCGTGTATTTTTTGTTGTGCAGGATGCGGCGTATATGGAATAGTGACTTTTCTGTAACCATGTGCTTTTGCCATGCGGCAAGCACCACATGTTTTTTGGTTATTGTATCTATTTTGAGAAGGCACCCAAACTCTTTCAAAAGGTTTTCCACATTCTTCACATATTCCAATTCTTTCCGACGAAGAATGCTGTATGTATCTTTCGTTCTGTCGGGCAATACGCCCTATTGAGCCGTCTTTACGAGGCATATTACCACCACCAATTTCGTATGAAAAAAGCACCCTATTAAGAGTGCTTACATTTCTTGAATATTATCAACGCTTATATATATCCGGCTACAGCGTTTGCCAACAAATGGATTTATATGAAAATAAATCTTCACCGTTTATACTGCTAACCTCAATAGTTGGCATATAAGTATGCATCCATAAATCAAAATTATCCACGATACTCCCTCCAATGTTCCTTAACAAATCCCATCATGCCTGTTCCAGGATTATATTCGGGATAAATCTTTAAAAATTCAGCTTCGCAATCCTCTAAAGTTTCACCTTTAATAATTCCTTTTTTAATTAAGTAGAGTAGGCATAGGGAAGGGGAACGACTTTCGCCTTGATTGCAATGTACCAAAACTTTTAAACCTTCGTTTAATTTCCGTTCAATAAAATCCAATGCTTTATCAATCATTTCTTTTGCAAAAAATTCAGGTTTTGGTGCGTCAACCATGTTTAATGCAAGTCTATTGCCACGTTCAGCCCACAAGTATTCAGGTGAATCCTTTGGACATCCACGACCAGTATATCCAACAAATTGTCTGTGGAATGGTTCTTTGCAAGCGTGTAATATCGCTAAATGTTCAGGATGGTTCCCATTTTGCAAGCACACATTTTTACAATCATGTTCGTCTCCACAGAATAGATTATTAAATACTTCTCTCATAAAATCGCCTCCAAATTATCTGCTTTTCTTGCAACCAGTTTTAGTGATACGGACTCTATCATCCATACACCATCTTTGAAAACCGGTTCTGAAATTGCTTTATTGAATACTGTCCCTGCTTCATTAAGCACAGGTTCGCCTGTTGATTCGGTCATTTGAAATATGTCGCCTGGTTTCAACTTCTCAAACGGTATTTCTTCAAATGCATCACCTTTAAGCACTTTAACTTTTCTGAGATTGTTCATAAACTCGCCTCCAAAATTATTTATTTATAAAGCGGAGCAGGCAGGATACTGATGCCGCTGATAACGATTCACCTGCCCGGTTAACGGCTCCCATGCTCCGACATTATTTCGATAAATACAAATCCGCATAAGTGACGCCTATAGCGTAAGCGCTCCAAATGTCCTCTTTAAAACCGTAGAACCAATCCGGATTCTTTTTTGTACCTTTCCCACTTTTGAAGTCGTGTCTTGCAAATCTGTCTATTAATGCCTGCCGAATATTCGCATCTTTGGCTTTCGTCGTATGACAAAGATTCATACATACATCGGTTTTACGGTAGATGAAACGTCTCCATATGTTTTTCCCGAATAGCGCCTGGTCGAATTTCCCTATCCATACACACGTTTCAAATACTTCTTTACCTACAGGCATTCCGTAGGAAGCAACCATTTCAATAGCAAAGTGTTGAAATTTCCTTGTAAATTCATCATCTAGCAGCTTTGGAAGCAACCATGTGTTTTCTATCTTATCGAACTCAACAGGCTTCAAGTTTCTATCGAGTATTACATATGCACTTTCAGTACATCCCGGATCTATAGCAAGTATCATTTGTCACACCTCAATCGTTTCCCTGGACTTCCACAGCCATTGTAGCCTTTTCGCCTGAAGGAGTCTGGAATTGGGCAAGTATCTTTGTGCGCTTTCTCCTTCCAAATTCATCTTGCACAGAAGGATTCATGAGTGATTTAAGCGTATTCGCCATTTTATCCATAGCTTCTGCCATAAATTTTAAGTCCATTGGCGTTAAATCTTCTTTATTTATAATTTTTTTGATAGTTTCTTCATTAAGTGCTTTATCAGCAACAATATTTATACCATCAATTAGTTTATTTGCTGCATCAAGCTTCTTATTATCAACTATAAGTTCAACTTGCCTGCGTTTTGCCTCTAAAATTTGTTTGTTCAATACAGCAAGGCTTTCGGTTTGTTCTATTAATTCAGCTTTTTGTTCGTTTTCTTCTTCCGGAGTGATAATCAAAGTCTTTGATTGTTCTGTAACTAAAGGATTATCTAATATGTCAACTATAGGCTTTTGATTTTGCTTATTATTCTTCGACATCATTATCAACTCCTGAAGTTAGTTCTGGATAGAAAATGTCTATATGTCTATCCATATATTCTTTCATTGCAAGGTGGATACATTGCTGTATTGTAACCTGTTGAACAGAGTTTTTATTGGCTCTCATCACACCTGCCTTAAACCGGTCATAAAATGGGGGAGCATAAATCCGGATATTTACGGTTTTACTGTCCCATTTTCTTGGTCTGCCTGGACTTACTTTTGGCGCTTCTCCTGTTTGCTTCCAATAATCATAGTGCCTTTTAAGAATACCGTATTGTTTTCGCATTCCTTTTGGAAACTCTCTAAACAAGTGACCGATAGGTTTTAATTTTTCCATAGCTGCTATACCATTAAGCCCACGGTCTAAAGCACCTTTTGCTGTTCCGGTCGGTATTCCTTCCATTTTGCAAATATCAAAATAGTTATAATAATTTTTTGGTAGTGCCATAAAATCGCCTCCAATCATATAGCACTATCAGCTTTTATTGTTCTTTTTATAAATCTCCTTGGCTTTTATAGAATGATATTTTAAACAACCTGCGCAACCACGTCTCGTTAACATATTTTCAGTTGGTTGGCAGTCTTTACATTTTGGTGTAGTAACGAATTTAATTATATACTTCATGTCATCAACACCTTTTACATAACAAAACGGTACTGATTATTCATAGCTTGGAAAGCCATGTGTATCAAGTACCGTTCGATATTTTCAATTCCCCAAATGAATTGTTTCCTCGGTATCCGGTAAAACAAATCATCACCGATTCCTTTGCATTTAACTATATCCATTTCGCATGATGCGATTTTGCTGAATGATATTATCCCTGCATTGCTGCAATCATCATTAAACAATACGAAAAATGGAACAACATCTTGCTTAAGATGTTTCATTTTCTTTGCTAAAAATTGAACATCAGGAAAATTAAATTCTCTGCCTTGCCAGTTATGCTTGATTTCAAGTTCTATCTTGCATACCGGAGACGCATTCTTCATGTATGCCTGTTCTCCGTTGAATACATCTACGTCTATGCCGTAGTCCTCTTTTCGCAACACAGGATATAAGAATTTAAAACATCCTTGCAATGCTGCAAAGGCTTTGTCGTTGTCTTTATAATCGTTAATGTCAAATACTTTTTTCACCGGCAACATGTTTTTAAAGTCACCGCCTTTTGGCATTAATTTATCTAATTTATTGACTATACATTTTTTTGAGTTTTTTCATTTCTTCAATCAAGTAATCATCAGGTCTAAACCATTCGCCTTTAAGTCTTGATGCTTCAAATTTTCTATGTATTGCACGTTCTGTGGCTTCAGTCCCTGGTATCATTAATAAGATTGTTAATGTATCAGGATATCCTGTCTGCAATTCCTTTAATCTTACTTCAGGATTTTTTGAAAAGCCTATCTTTATTGCACCACCACATAAGCCTTGAATGAAATATACATAACCTGTCGCCTTTTTGATTCTTTTCTTGCCATTTGCTCTTTCTTCGATTGACTTAAACTCTCTCTCATCTTCACGAATATATTCTAATTGTTGACGTATCTTTTTTGCTTTTTCTTCTTCTTTTTTACGACGCCAGTATTCCTGCCAGCGTGGGTCGTCTTTCTTCCATGACCATTTATTAACTTCATTTCTTAGAACGGACAAGAACCTTGAATCGCCTTTAAACGTAAGCAATTTTTCTTGTGACTTCCATATCGAAAATGCTATGCTTTTCTCGGTATGCCCTTCTACTTCAAGTTCTTTTATCAATTTTTTAATCCTATCATCAATCTTTATCCCTAAAACACCTACAAAAGCATCTTCATACGTCGTTACTCTATAAGGCATAATCTATTACCCCTTTCGTTCCATTTTTCCTTTTTTGATGTATTTGGATGAAATAAAATAACCTTCTTCTGTTTTAAAAAGAAGGTCATGCTCTTTAAGTTCATTTAAAATTTTAGAAAGTTTCCCATTGCTATAGCCTAATATTTCTTGAAGGTCTTTATATTTTAAAGCTTGCTTGGTTCTTTTCTTGATTAATCTTCCAGTATTCCATTCGATATTTTCTCCTAAACAAGCTACTGTACCGATTAATTCAGCCACATTTTTTACACCTTTATCATGTAATGCTTTTATCTCTTTTATCATTAGCATTAAATAAGGTTTTTTACCTCCTGTGGTTTTGGGTTTCTTTTCTTCTACTGTATTATTATCATTAACAACAGGTGGTTCCCTATTTTTTTTCTTTGGATTGTGCCAAAAAGAATATAATTGTTTGTATTCATTATTAATTTTTAACGATATTGTTATATATTCCATACCATTGCTTGTAGTTTCCCTTGTAATCAATGTGTCAGCTTCTGCGGCATTTACTTCTTTGTTGATAAATTTTAACAGTTGTTTATCCATTCTATCACCCTTTTCTATGGGCTACTTCGTATCAAAGTTTACTCCACAAACGTGGAGTAACAAAAATATACTCAAACCTTACAGTATCAACGTGTTTCGGATTTTCGTGATGTAATTCGTTTATATATATACGTTTTTATCAAAACAAAAAGCACCTAGTTGTCTTCAACCGGTGCTCATCAATCTCTATACATTTTTCTCATTTTAAATTATAACATAGTTCATATTGATAAACAACTTAAAAATAGCGTCAAAATAGCGTAAAAAGTGCGTGGGTTTTGCGAGAAAAAAGTGGGAAATTTGCGTAAGTATATTTAAGCCTATTTTGTATTATCAAAGATTGATTATTTATGTTGTCTATCGCTACTCATTACTATACTTTGACAACATTTCAATTTATTTCGGTGAGTTTTGAAGTGATTTTTCACTTTTGAAGGGGCATTTTGTGGCGCTTATAGGACGGAATATTTTTGTGAGGGGGAACTCTTCCGGCGGCAGGGCGGCATCCCCCCCAGGGGTCGGCGGCGGCAAAATATGATTAAAAAGGCGGTATCGGTATAGCATGACATACAATATATTGTGTTTGGCTATAAATAAGGCGTTGAAAGGGAAAGGAACACACAAATATAGTACCGATTATGTATATAATCGGTATTGAAGCATAAAACAATGCTGCAAAGGGTCAAAATGTGACAATGCTGGATGTGTCCGTAATAGAAATACACGTGTCCACTAATCATATACATGGCAAGGGTTTATTCTGGCGCTGTCAATCTGATTGTAAACCAAATCACATATATTGTTAACAATCGAATAAGGCATATATAGTAAAAAGTGAACCAATGCAAAACATAGTAATATCAATATATTAAGCATAATATATAATTATAAGTATAATATTATCGTAAACTATATATTAAGTATGAGCGATATAATTAAGTTAGACCCGAAGTCGTAAGCATAATATTGGATGATGATGACGATATAATTAACAATTGTTAACTAAAAAATAAGATAGGTTAACAATACAATGATAAATAACAAGTATATAAATATAAGTATATATCTAAAAAGTGAATAAATAAGCTACAAATAAAAAATAAAAGTAAAGGGTTGCAAATATAATGAAATAGATATACAATGTATGTACAATAAAATATAAAGTAACGGAGGCGATAACATGGCACAGATAAAGCATACTAGCTACAGAATACCAGAAGAAACTAAAAAAAAGCTGGCACAGCTGGCAGAGCTTGACGGACTAACCAGCACGGCAGTAATAAACAAGCTGATACTAGCAGAGTACAGAAGGAGAAGGCATGAGATAGAGCAGGAACAAGGGCAAACACAAGAAGAAAAATAGATAATAAAATATAATACCGTAACAATATAAAATAGTACCGAATATTTGTATATATTGAACAAAATCGGTGCTATTTTTTGTGCAAAATTCAAATAAAAAAGACTTGAAATGTACATACATTGGATGTATAATATAAGTAAGAAAAGGGCAAGATAAGAATGAACCTTGAAAACTGAATGTAAGCGCAATTCCTGATGAGCCTGCATAATGCGGGTCATACCCCAAAGGCGGTGGCGCTGGTTAGGGGGAGCGGAAGGGAAGAGCGTGGAAAGTAATGCAGCCTGTCACATAGTAGCAGCCAGTCCCAAGCCTGGAAAAATGCAGAGGGTATAAGCTAAAACGAAAGGAGTTATCAATCAAAATGAAGAAAATTGATTCAAAAAAGTTCAATTTCAGCTTTTTCCTTTCAAACAAAGTTAAAGTTAACAATCTTGAAGAAGCTGCAAAACAACATGGTGGCGCAACGTTGAACTTTGATACAGGTGAACTTTATAGCAATGTTTCCGGCAATGAGTTTATCGAACTAAAAAAGGACAGAGAACTTAATACTTTATCTTTGTTTATTCCTGATACATATAACATCAATGAAGTAGCAGGCAAAGAGAAGTTAAAAAAAGTAATATCCACAGTAATTCAAAAAATTTATAAAAAATATGAAATGGTTCCCACTTTGGAAAAAGGCCTTGGTAGTTGGTACAGTGAAGAACTGCAACAGGTAGTATATGATAATCTAATCATAGCAAGCGTTCACTTAGAGGACGTCAGCGAAGATGATATAAAGTTCTTCATAAAACTAGCAAGGTTTATCAAGAAAGAAATGAGACAAGAAGCTGTCAGTATTACAATCAATGAGGCGCTGGCTTTAATATAAGCCGGTGCCATTCCGTCCAGGCATAGCCTGCTGATGAGCCGGGGAAGCTCCGGCGAAACGGGAAATTTAAGGGAGGGTTTATTCATGAGTATTTTAAAAAAATATCTGAAGCGCAACAATATAGAATATGTCTCGAATTTTGGCGGAGGCATAAACATCAATGTCCCCTATCAAGAGCACAAAAGAATTGAACGACACCTAAACAGGTTAGGTATCGAATACAAAAGACGCTGTACATGTGACTATGAAATAGTTATTTATTCAGTGTTTTAAATTGTCGAAACCGCTTCGGCGGTCTGTTGGGTTGGCAACCAGCACTGATGAGACAGCCAAAATAAAAAAGGGTGGCGACCGACGCCAGCCCCGGAAATGTCCGGGAAGGGTCCAAAATTGAATTGGACCGGAAAGGAGAGCAAAATGGCAAGATTGAACATGAAGAAGGTAGAAGAAAGATTGAATCAAGTGCAGGCAAGATGCAGCGCCCGCACAATGGATCTTGAAGATGTGAAAAATTTTGTAGCAGCATTGCAAGAGGTCAGAGAAAAAGCACTGTCTGACAAGGTAGAAAGAAAGTATTTGAAAAGAATTGAAGGTGTTAAGAAATATGCAGTACCTAATAGTTATGATTGGAGAGCAGAAACAACCTGCATAGAGGGCTATATTACCAAGTACGGCAGAATCAAAATTGAAGTATACCGTACCAATGCCCCGAAAATACCTTACGGGGGCACAGTTAGAAAGATACAGGCAATCTTCGAATAATTGCAGATGGCAGGAGCTCCGGCTCCTGTCATGTACGGAAAATTGACGTACAATATAATTAAGAAATACGGAAATAATCCGTACAGGTTGAAAGGGAGAGATTGATTATGAGAAAATCAAGAATATCAAATACCGTTAGAAAACTTGAAGATACAAGTTGGTTAGCCCAAATCATTAAAGATAAAATGGATGTTGAATTTGATAAGAACGGTGCTTCCACTCGTTGGCATTGTTTACACACTTTGCACATCATTGTAAATGAAGCAGATGACCCAAACAATCGTGCAATCTATTATGATAATCATAATGGAAAACGCTCAATAGTGATTTCTGAAATACCTTTTACAATGCAGAACAATTTGAGAGGATTAGCAGAGCGTTACAAAGACGATGATGGCAATTATATCGTGAGTGTTTTAACCACGCATGACCTTAACAGTGCAATAATAAAAGATGTGTCCGAATTGTTATTCCAAATAAAGATATAAGATTTATCAAAAAAATATTAAAAGAATATATTGAAGGGAGAGGTGACTAATGTCAATGAAAGAATTTAAGTTGGAAATTTCAAAGAAAGGACTGCCATGCCTGTGGGAGTGCGGTGGTGGCTACACTCATACAGGTGAAGCCACTATTATAACTGGAAATCACGGTGAACGAAAGAAAGCTATCTATATTCGCCGTCGTGGTGAACTTGCGTGCTCTTTACATGCACTTATCCCTGTTCAAACTGGGGATTATATAGTGGAAGCAGAACATCACAGAGAAGATTTCATTATTCAAATTTGGAGAATTACACATATACCGGAGGTCAAATACGTAGACTGGCGAGATATCGCCAGAAAGGAAGCAGAAAAAAACGGGGACAACCCGGAATTTTTCCCATACTGTCAGCCTTACGTATGGGAGAAACATATACCTAAATATTATACCAATGCTGAACTCGTATGTGAGTTTAGCGAAAACGAATGGAACATTGAACCGCCTGAATTCCTGCGAGCTGCCATTGAGGCAGTCCAGGAAAAGGCGACCTGCTACCACTGCAGGGGGCCACACTTCATAGTTGAATAGTTGAATAGAACCCTACGACACGAGCATAGCTCACCGTCACCGGGACGCATTTTAGCATTTTGCTAGTGCGTTCCGGTGTTTGGCGTTGAAAATATCCAGGAGCAATCCCGGAATCATATTAAAATATTAGGAGGTTTATCAGATGGGAAAATACATTATCAATAAAGAAACAAGCAAGGTTGAGTTGCATTTTGATAAAGAGGAATATATGGCTTTATCAGATGATTTAAAAAAAGAAATTAAAAGCAATTTTTTATGGAGCCGAGCAGCTGGCGCATGGGTAAGCAGAAGCACAAAGAATCATTACTGGGCTTTACAAGTTGCTCAAAAGCTTGGATTAGAAGATGGCGGCAAAGTTGGCGAAAAGCTTTCATATGCTGAAGAGCTAGAGAGAAAAGCAGAAAGAGCCGAGTCAAGAGCGGAACGAATGGAACAACATGCAGCAAATGCAGAGAAAAGAGCGGAAAGCCTTCAATCTGAATTAAATCGTTTTAGTGGCGATACAGCATTTTTTACGCAGCCGATTATCGCCGGCCATGCTGGAAGTCAGGCATTTGCTAGGCAAAGAGAACGCATTTTTGAACGGTACCGCAAAGGTTTTGACGAATACCGGAAAAGCGAATATTTCAGTAGCAGGGCAGAAACTGCAAGGCAAACCGCAAGCATGGCGCAGCTAAAAGACCCGGTTTATTTACATAACAGAATTAAAGAATGTAAAACAACAATTGCAAAACTCGAAAAGAATATTGTCTATTATGAGGAAATACTGCACAGAATTGAACAGGGCGAAGAAATTAAAGATTATAACGGCGAAATCATTCCGGCCGAAAGATACAATGAATATATTAAGGAAACGCTTGAGAAAATGGAGTGGGAGATAGACAAACAAGCATTCCTTGAAAATAAACTGGACGAAATCGGAGGGAATAGGTTTAACAAGGATAATATCAAAGTTGGTTATATTGTCAAAATGAGACGTTGGGGAAGGTGCGAAATTCTTTCAGCCGGTCCGGTGAATGTGACTTTTAAGATCCTTGACGGCGGTGCGTCAGGCGGCGTATTAACTGAACCTTATGCGGCAATTACAGAAATTATCGAAGCAAAGGACCCAGCAACAAAAAAGATTGATAATCCGTACAAAGTTGGTGACATTTTAACTATAAATTACGGCATGGATACAAAAAACGCAGTATATAGAGCATATCAGGTTGTAAAAACAACCGCAACAGGTGTTAAGCTTCAACAGATAGCAGTTGAAAACGGTGTACCCGTTCCGGGGCAATTTATCGGAGAACCGGTACAGCGAAAAGTCACTAAAAGCAAATGGAGTGATTTTGTTGGGGTTTATATGGACGACTGGCAATTACATAAATATGAATTCAAAGAAACCGTACAGGCGGTGTAAAAGCCGCCAACGCTTATAGGCTTTATCAATAAAAAGTTGACAACTTTTGTAAAGTCTTGTAAAATAAATGTAGCTGATGAGCTATTTTCCCAGCTGGTGAGCTGGTACAATAAATAATATGCCGTAATGACGGCAGAAAAGGAGAGTGTTTTATTATGTTTGAAAATCTTGCTACACCAACGTGTATCGGTTACACTTGAAACTTGTATAAAATCATACAAATTTCAATACATCTAATGTGTTTGTTACACTGATAAAATTATACAATAATAAAATCTAAATGTCAATATAAAAAAATATCTAATGCAGAGTTACACCGAGTTTTCGGCGGTAATACATTTCTTTGAAAATGGAACCAGTCACAAGTCATGGATTTAACCATATTAAGATGAAATAAAAAATTAAAAAGGAGTTGGTATGAATGTCATGGTTTAGAGATGCATGGCAAGATTTAAACAGAAAGTACAGCGTTGATGCTTATTTAGAAAATGACGCTGGCAATTATGCAGAAGATAAGGTATGGGAAACTGTACAGTATCGAGGCGCATATCATTTATGGGAAGATGGCTACAGTGCAGGCGATGCAACAAGTGAAGATATTATTAGAGATGCCACAAAGCTCGGACTTATCGAAGAACTCAAAAATGTTGAAATTATTGATATAATAAAAGAAGAATCTGGTCTTATAGTTGTATTTAGTGCAGGAGAAGAAAACAGCACAAAGCATTTTACAGAAGAAGAAATAAATGATATTGCAGAAGATTTGTATGACTACTTTGAATGTAAGTTTTTGGAATATTATGAAGAATACTTAATAAAGGCATTTACAGTTTATATTGTTGAAGATGATGAAGGAAAATATTTCAGATTTGGCAATGAACTGACAGATGATGAATCTCAAATTGCTCGTATTGCAACATTAGACGAACTTAACGAGGATTTAGGAACAGGTACAGAGCCTTATGATTATAATGTAATTGTAAAAGAAGGTTGGGCGAAATATATTGAAGATGAATTTGAAGATTGTGTTGAAGATTGGAATGGTAATATTGAAACTGTTATTCATGAAATAGGTAGATATGAATTAATTGATTAAAAAAATAAAGTACGAAAACAATAAATTTGCTGAACTACTTGCCTTCATATTTGACTATGAAAATATATCAGCCAAAGGGTTTATCGAAATCAAAAATAATTTAGGAGGCGGTTATATGAATATAATCAGAAAAAGTCCGGATAAATACGGACTGATGAAGGTTGGTAAGAATCGACATAGAATTGTTAAGATTCTTCGGGAATATGAGAATGAGCAAGATGCAATTAATGATTTAACCAAACTCATGGCTGGCGAAATATCGGAACAAGAATTAATTAAGGAAGGAGGCGAATGATAATGGCTTTAAAACTGCCAAAAGTCATTAATAAGAAAGACATCAATAAAATGTTGAGTTGTATTAATTTATCATGTCCTACCGGAATCCGGAATTATGCAATCATGTTGTCAATGTATCGTAGTGGATTAAGGGTTCAAGAAGTGTGCGATTTAAAAGCATGTGACGTTGATTTTGAAAATGGTCTTCTATATATTCAGCAATCAAAAGGAAATAAGGACCGATATACTGTACTTGATAATACCACGATTGAAGCTTTTAGAAAATGGGATATGATAAGACCTGACAGCTTATATTTTTTCTCAACTTTAAAAGGGGGGCAGCTTGACCAACGATATATACGAGAAGTATGTTACCGTCTTTCAAAGAAAGCTGGGGTTTATATACAAGATGGCGATAAGAGAAAGCTTGTGCATCCGCATACATTGCGCCACTCTTTTGCAACAAGAAGTTTAAATGATGTCGGTATGAATATTAGGGAAGTACAAACAATGCTAGGACATTCGAGTTTGTCAACAACCATGATTTATACACATGTCCAACCAAAAGAGTTAGCGGAAAAATATAGACAACGCAGTGATTAA